ATCATTATAAACTCCTCCTAAATTCAGTATTAATCTAGGGAAGGCTACCTCAACAGATGAGACAGCCCACTTAGTACCCATATATGTTGCATATTTAATGCGACTAAAATTTTCAACGGCAAAAGGGTCAGCAATAAAACTTATTTGATTATTAATATTAATGTTATCATTATATTGTCCGGGATTATCAGTTTTCTTTACATTTCTGATAAAGTCTCCATAGATAACTCTTTCATCAATACAAGGTTCATATACTCCTGGTCTAATCTCTTTATTACCTAAAGAATAACCTAGAATTCCATAATATTTTGCCATTTTGAAAGTTCTCCTTTACTATTATTCAGTTGCTGGAGTTGCTGGAGTTTCAGGTTGTTCTGGAGCAATCTTTTCTTCGAAAGTAATAGCACCATATGGAGTTACCATAGCACCTGAACAACGAGTTTCAATTAAGTATTCATACTTATTGTAGTTAATATCAAAGTCATCAAACATTGATACAGCGCCACCCTTATCAGCACCTACATTGTAGTCTGTTAAGTTAACTAAAATACCCATTAAATTATAAGTATAGTTATCAGCAGTACGAGTTTGATTTGCAAAGTATGGAACTGTTACAATATCAGCAACACGTAAAGCAGTCTTTAACTTATCCATTGTATCATAGATAACTCTTTCATTCTTGTCTTCGATTAATAACATATCAGTTAATAAATCTTCAGTACAGAATAATGTTGGATTACCAGTACCTTTGTATTCTTTACGAGACTTAATACATTGCTTGATGAAATACTTAGCAAATTTGTATTCATCCATGCTACCTCTTTCAAGGTATTTAGCAACTACATAAGTAGAATCATCACCTAAGATAGGTCTAATATTTAATGGATTAATCTTATCCTTAGAAGCAGCTGAACGACCATCACCAGTTAAGAATGCTCTAGCTAATTCCTCATCTAGTTTGCCTCTCATTTCTTGCTTAATATAAGCAACTACATCAAAGTCAGTAATATCAATAATGTCATCTCTATCTAACTTTTGTAATTTATAAACAGTTTGAGGTGTAGTTGAACGTCTTAAAGCAGCGATAACTTCTTCCTCTTTCTTATTACCCTTGATATAACCTCTAGCTCTAGCTTCTTCGCCAGTAATATCAAATGCTAACATTTTAACCTTTGAGAATGGAGTATGATGAACTCTACTCATTACCTTGTTAACCCATGATGTATCATCATTGATTGTAGCTGGTGTCTTAGCAATAGCTTGAACTTCTGGGAATAATACATCGATATTATCAATACCGTGTTGTAAGCAAGCTCCTTCAAAAGCTTCTTTTAATGAACCATTCTTCTTAGCGTCATCAATAACAGCAACTAAGTCAGAATGTGATAAAACATTTTCCATGTTTCCGTTAGTGTTTTCAAATGCATTTTGTTTCATTTCTTTATTGTCCTCCTGATTACCTTTCTTTGCATCTTCTAAAGCAGCACCGATTAGTGCATAAACAACAGTCTTTTGTTCTTCTGTGAATGAATCAAAGACTTCTTGTACAGTTTTGTCTTCATCAGCATGTTCTAAATCTTCTGAATGTTGAGCTTCTGAAGAACCTTTCTTTGCGTCTTCTAACGCTGCACCGATTAGTGCATAAACAACAGTCTTTTGTTCTTCTGTGAATGAATCAAAGACTTCTTGTACAGTTTTGTCATCTGAATTATCAGAGTCATCATCAGCATGATTAATTTCCTCTACTTCAACATCATAATCAAATGTTTCACTAGCATTGAACATTATTGCTGATTCATTATCTAAAGCACCATGAGCCATAACATTTTCAATTTTTGCTCCTGGATTTGCTCCAGCTAATACTAAAGATACTTCTCTAATAGCTCCATGAATAACATCACCGCCATTTTGTTTTAATTGATTAGCATAAATTGATAGTGAACAAATATCACCATGCTTAACCAATTCTTTAGCATTTCTGCCTTGTTCTGTATCATTGAAAGAACAGTATGTATACATACCTTCTTTACGGTATTCTAATAAAGCGTGACCAAGAACATTATCTGCATCATTATGATTATGATTCCACACCATAGGAACTGTCATACCATCACAATGCTTAAATGCATTTTCACGGATAGTTCTACCGTCAGAACACTTAACATTAAATCTAGTAGCCCAGCCACTAAAATCATATGTTTTCTTACCCATTTTGATTGTTTCCTCCATTTATTATTCTTTTTCAGGTAAATTTTTTATTTCATTACCTTTTGTTGTAGCGAATTCCTCTCCATCACCAGCATTTAAATTCTTATTACGCAATTCATCTGCCATTGGGTCATTCACTGGTTTTAGACCTACTATTTGTCTTACTTCATTTGAAGACATTATTTCATTTCTAGTAAACTTATCAGCAATTTCTGCTAAACTAGATACTGGAACTAGTTTGAATGGGTCTAAAAAGTAAGCGATAGTCTGATGTTGAGTTCTTGCTGTCTTGGTCAAGAATTTTCGCTTAAATTCGTCAACTATAGCTCCAACTATTGGTTTGATTGTACGGTTCTGATAATTAATCATAGTTTTTTCATCAGCAGTACCATTCAATATTGCCTCAGTAATACCTAACTGGCTATATAGCATACTCGTTAAATAAGTTATCTGATTCAATAAATTATTGTCTACTGGTCTATTTAACTGTGTTATCTTCTCAGTACCATCAGTATATGCAATACCATATTTGGAATTATTTAGTTGTTCTTCTATATCTTTACGGCGTTTTTCAGCCTGTTGACGACGAGTGTCAGTTTTAACTATATACGGCAATTGAATTATTAAATCTAGTTTTCCACTACCAGATTGTTCATCTATTGCGTCTAAAATATTTAATTTTCTTATTAATCTTTGAAGTGTTGAATTTGGAGAATTCATTATTGCATATAGAGGATTCTCTATTATTGCAACAGATTTTTTAGGCATAATAATTTCTTGCTTATAACCTAATTTATCATTATACACTTCAATTCTTACATCATCTGGATACCATTGTGTAATTTTACCAACTCTCATTGTCTCAATTTCAAATGTTGAATTTGTAGTATTAACATCTGTATCAATTGGAACAGCAGAAATACATCCTTCGTCGAACATTGATTGCACAATATCTTGAATAAAAGCTTTTGCTGTTTGGTCTTTATTGGCTTCTAATGTTAAACAATTGTTTAAACCAGAATTCATTGTTTGAATGTATCTATCATTATCATCCATTTTGATATGTTTTATGTCAATGTCAGCACAATCTATAGCAATTCTATTGTATATTGCTGTTACTATAGATTTTTCATTTCCTCTTGTAAAATACATTCTATCAGGACGCTGAGTTGAGGAGTATCCTAAATTTACATAAGTTGGAGCTCTATAATTGGGCTCCTCTAATTGTTTAAATGCATTCCATGCATGCGCTAGTCTATCGAGTAAACCCATTTTATTCGAAAGCCTCCTTATTTAATTTATAAGCTACAAATGCATCCATCATAGCTGCAACGTTATCAATTTTAGCTTCATAACGTTTTTTATATAATTTTCTATTACCATTAGTATCTTCTAATGTAATACAATTACCCATTGCAAATTGCATTAATTGTTCATCAAATATTAGCAATCTTTCTTCTGCAAGGTTCTTTAATTCACCTAAAGGAACAGACTCAGTTTTAGCACCTTGTATTACTTTCTCAATGCCGAATGGTCCGTTTTCAGATTGCCATCTTTCAACAAATTCTCTTGCATTATATGGGTCGAATCCAAAGCTTCTTACATCATATTCATTCTTTTGAATAAATTCATCTATATCTTCATATACTTGCATCATATCTAAAATAGTTCCATCAAGAACTACTAAAGAGCCTTCTCTCATAAATTCTTCATACTTTATTCTCATAGCACCAGGAAGCTTATGTAATGTAACTGAACTTATATAGCTTCTTGTCTTAATACCAAATGCTCCTCCTTGTAAAGGGAATAGAAATGTAAAAGCACAAAAGTCATTACCTTGAGAAAGGTCTGCACCCATTGAACATGGCATTCCCCAAAAATCTCTAGGCGGATGAGTAAGAGTTTCTTCATATGTAAAGAAGTATGTATAACCTTCCATTGGTATACCAAATCTTTTTGCAAGAATATCATTTCGTGTAGCGGGGGCTTTTTCAGCTCTTTCTACATCTAATTGATAAGTTTCATATGAAACTGTTTTACCAATATTAGGATTTGCTTTAATCCACATTTCAGGCATTCCTACTTCATCGATAGAATCTAATGCATAATACCAGATTGAAACATGCGGATTAATATACTCACCTTTTAGTATGTCTAATAATTCCATTTTGATAGTATCACCACTACCATTACGAACAGTACCTTCTGATGAAATAGCAACTATAAGATAATCATCAACTTTTGATGCACCTTGTTCTATTGCACCAACAACATCTTCTCTAACATCTCCAGATAACCATTCATCTATAGTAGCAACTTTACATCTAAGACCTTGAAGTTTGTCTATCTTCATTGGTCTAATTTCAAGCAATGAACCTGTTAAGAAATTCTCTATACCTTTTTTAGTAGAAGCTAATTTTTGTCGATTCATTTTAGAACCAGTAGTATTTTGTAAAGAACCTTCTGTAAGAAATTTAAAAAGAGGACCTCTAGCCCTCGTAATAGATGTTCTTATTGGAGACATAACTTCTTCTGCTTGTTTCATTGTTGGAGCAGTCGTTATTTGATAGGTTGTTGTTGTATCAATATTTAAGAAGAAACTTTGTAAGCAACTTCCATACATTGATTTGGCAGCACCTCTTGCTACAATAAGATATTGCTTATTAGTTAATCTTTTCTTTATAGAATGTTTCTTATAATGCCCTATACCACCATTTGGGTCAGGAACATATACACTTCTTTCTACAAAATAATACCATCCAAAAATTTGTTCAGCCCATAATTTAAAAGAATCTAATAATTTTAAATCAGAACCGTCTGTCAATGTTAATTCATTTTCACAATATGCGACAAAGCCTTCAACAGCTTCATCATCATAATATATACCTGGATTTGCTATAAGTTGGTCTATACGATTCATCTCCATAGCAATATAACGATTAACTGGTATTTCTCCTCTTTTTACAGATTCTCTAAATTTGCCATAATATTTAGGCACTGCTGTATTTGAAAGTGACATTAAATATCACATCCTTAATTATTTAGATTCTTCTAGTGATTCAACATATTCTCTAGCTTCTGAAATCTTTTTATTTTTGAATTTATTATAAACAGCTTGCCCTGATGCGCCAAGAGTGGCACCAAGAGTTCCTGCAATAGCAGAATATGGTCCGGCAAGAAGTAAAGCTGCTAATGAACCACCGGCACTTCCATCATTATTTACACCAGCGATATCTAAACCGGCTATTACACCCAATGCTCCACCAACTAATGCACCTTTAGACACTCCTTGTTTTTTATCCTGTTTACTTAATTTATTCATTTTTATATCCATTTTGTATAACTTTTCACCAGCTTTAGACATATTTCCAGAAGGAGCTACATCATAACGTTGTTTACCTTCAGCTGTTAAACTACCATCTTCATTTTGAAATCTACGGATTCCCCAACGTTGACCTTTAATACCGTGATGGTAAAGTTCTCTAATTTCTAAGTAATCCATTTAATCACCACCAATTATTATAATCCATTCTTTTTAAATATTTGTTTTAATACCAGAATGTTCTACTTCTTGATTCTTACGGTATTGTTTTTGTTTACTAACAGCTAATGCAGCACCAGTACCTATACCAGTACCAAGTGCAGTAGAATATAATTTAGATAGTAAATCTAATTTATTTACAGTATTAATACCTATAGCAGCTGCTTTTTCAAAAGATGGATCTGCTGAACTTATTTGCTTATGCATTTTAAGGAATCCAATTCCACCTATAGCTGCAGTCAAAGCAGTTGCACCTAAAATAGTTACACCAGCACCTTTTAAGCCACCAATTGTAGCACGTTTTGCAGTACTTTGATTTGCTATTTTATCTTGTTTAACTTCTTTTTTATACTCTTTAATATCCTTTTTGTATAACTTTTTACCTTGTTTTGACATACTTCCAGAAGGAGCTACATCATATCGTTTCATACCTTCAGCTGTTAAACTACCATCTTCGTTTTGAAATCTACGGATTCCCCAACGTTGACCTTTAATACCATGATGGTAAAGTTCTCTAATTTCTAAGTAATCCATTTAATCACCTACTTTTTTTTCTTTTGGTCGCCAATATTTTGTACTTGTACAGTACCACCTAAAGAGTTTCCAATAGATGTTACAGCACCTATTGTTGCACCTAATACACCTAAAAATGCTGCACTACCCATTTTATCTTTTCCCAATTTTACTTCAGGATGTTTGGCTTTTTCTTTTAAAATATAACTTCCTACAGAAGCTAATGCACCACCAACTGCAGATACTCCAGCTCTAAGTGAAATATCTATAAAGCCGGGTCTATTCTTGTAATTCTTTCCTGTTAAATTATAATAATTTCTTTCAGCGGCAAAACGTTGATTAGCTCTATTTAATTCAGAATCAGACATTTTTTCTACTTTCTTTTTAGAACCATCAGAATTATAACGAGCTTTTCCGGCATCAGTTAAAGTTCCGTCTTCATTCTGATAACGTCTAATTCCCCATTTCATTCCTTTTATACCAGAATGTTCTACTTCTTGATTCTTACGGTATTGTTTTTGTTTACTAACAGCTAATGCAGCACCAGTACCTATACCAGCACCAAGTGCAGGATAATATAATTTAGATAGTAAATCTAATTTCTTTACAGTATTAAAGCCTGTAACAGCTGCTTTTTCTAAATTATCAGACATTGCTTTTCCAAAAGTTGTATCTACTAAACTTGCTTGCTTATGCATCTTAAGTAATCCAATTCCACCTATAGCTGCAGCCAAAGCAGTTGCTCCTAAAATAGTTACACCAGCACCTTTTAAACCACCAATTGTAGCACGTTTTGCAGTACTTTGATTTGCTATTTTATCTTGTTTAACTTCTTTTTTATACTCTTTAATATCCTTTTTGTATAACTTTTCACCTTGTTTTGACATACTTCCAGAAGGAGCTACATCATATCGTTGTTTACCTTCAGCTGTTAAACTACCATCTTCATTTTGAAATCTACGGATTCCCCAACGTTGACCTTTAATACCATGATGGTAAAGTTCTCTAATTTCTAAGTAATCCATTAGTAACCTCCTTTCTGAGTATAAAGTCTATACTCAAATTCATTTAATTGTCTATTTATTGATTCTATTAGTGATGAATTTTGTGGTGGGTCAAATAATAATCTAACTTTTAAATATACATAAGTTTTGACACTATTAATTAATTTATCATCTTGAATAAATTCGTCCCAAGTTTCTTCTGATGATGTTATTTCAAAACCATCTTCATTAGGGCAAACACCCATTTGTGCTAGATTTGAAAATACTGAATTAATATGCATAATAATGTCAGCGTCAAAAGCAGTATAATCAATAGTTAAACCAAGCATTTTTTTAACACTATTTAATATACTAGATGTATCATTATTAATGTCCATAAATATCACCTACTTAAATTAATTTAATTAATCTATTAATACTTTCTCTATTAACAGCATTTTGTTTCTTTACAATAGAACCAATTTTTCCCCAATAAACATGGTCATTATGGACTTTCATAGCACTAATTTTGGTTTGATGATTCTTTAACCATAAAGAACCCGCTACAATTCCAGCCGATGCTATTGCTAAACCAGCGGATACTTTTTTCTTTGAATTAGATTTCTTTTTATCAGAAGATTCTTTTTTATTGAATCTACGGATTCCCCAACGTTGACCTTTAATACCATGATGGTAAAGTTCTCTAATTTCTAAGTAATCCATTTAATCACCTACTTTTTCCAAGGACATATGTCTTTTGGTTTTCTTGTAATTAATTCATTTCTATGTAATATAGATTCATCTCCATAATGTAATGCATTATGTGTTTCATAAGATACACAAATTAAATATTCTGGATTTAACAAATTCTCTGTTGAATTATTAATATCTTGAATTGAAATAGGATTCATATGATGTATAAAGATTTTACCAAATATCTCTCTATCCTCAATTCCTAAATCACAAGCATTATCTCTAACTATTACATAGTCCCTAATATCTTTCCATTCCTTTGAACGATAGAATTGTTGATTAATGTATCTATCAAATCCGAAAGTTTCTTTTCCTACTTGTCCGTCAAGTTTTAAATATCTGAATCTTTCTTCAAATGTATTTAATTGACATAATTCTGAATATGTTTTAATCATCGTCCTCATCTTCCTTCTTTCCACTATAAGTACTAAAAGCCTTTAATGCATCAGAATATAATGAAGCACTTGTTGATTGCATTTCTAAATTATCTATTCTAGCCTGTAACAGCTTGTTCTCAGTTATTAATTTTTCCTTCTCTAGTTGTTCTTTAGTTGTTGCAAGCTTTAAAAAATGTGTAGTTTCTTGAGAAGAAGCTGTTCCATTTCTTAATCGTTGCTCAACTAAATCCATTGCTAAAGATATCATTTGATTCTCTCGTGCCTCTGGTGTCAAAGCAGGTCTCATTGGCTGCAATTCGTTATCAGAGTCCGAGACAATTACTTTTCTCCTTGGCATAAATAATCATTCCTCCTAATATCTTCTACATAATCTTTACTACTGAAGGGAATTAATGAAACTAACTCTAATGTTTTTTAGTCCTAACTAAATATAGAAAGGAGAAACAAGAAGGAAACACATGAGGAATAACTAAAGTTACTATTATTAATCTCATTAACTCCATTCAGCAGTAAAAACTTTTTCAAAAATATAACCTCCGGGGAATTTTCAAAGACCGTGGCGATACAGGGTGGGGGTATATTTTGCGAAGACCCCTCCCCTATGTCTAAGTAGGGGAAGGAAAACTTCAATAATAGCCCATAAGGTCTATAAGTTTATTAAATTTATTATTATTTTAGTTATTGTTGTATAACTTTTTCTTTTTTATTATTTCTAAATACTTTTTTATACGTAATAACTTTTCCATTTTTGTCAAAACAATCTGTTTTTAATAGTTCATCAATTGCTTCATTAACAAAGTAATTGTTTTCTTCTTGTGTTAAAGCATCTGGTAAGTCAATAACTAAACTAGCTAGACGTTCACAAGTATAATAACCCATTTGTATATCATAAGTTAACCATGATGTAAACTCTTCAAAAGGGTCGTAAGGATTGTCAAGACTTGTAATTGCTACATCTTGTTGCATAGTTATCTACTCCTTTAAATAATTTACTACTGTTGAACTAGAAATACCTAAAGCATTTGCTATTTCACTAGTTGTATAACCTTTGTTAGACATATTCTTAATTCTTTGTACTTTAGCATTACTTAATGTAGTTGTTGTACGAGGCATAGCTAATTGTTTTAATGTACCTGAATCAGCATTGTCTATTATTTGCTTTAATTTAGAAGCACTAATTGCTCCTGCTTGTATTGCACTCCATTCTTTGTCAGTAATTATTATTTGATTACGTTTAGCACCAACTTGTTTTCTTGCTCTATTCAATGATTGTTGTCTAATTTTCTTTTCTTGGTCAGCTGTTAAGTTTCCAGCATTGTCTAATTTAGCTTTAATAATTGAATTTGCTATAAGTTGTGCTTGACGTTCTCTAGGTGCATTAATAAGAGCATCATTTAATTTTTTATTAAGAGAATCAACTTCTGTTTTATAAGTCTTTTTAGCAGATGATGAATAAGGTATGTCTTTTATATCTAAAGATTCAAGTCTTGCTTTATTAGCTAATGCTTTTAGACTATTAGCATATTCAGCATAAGCTTGTTCTGGTAAACTACCTCTAGAAAGGTCATATGCATTTTTAGTTTCTGCCATACGAGTACTCTTTTGAGTAGCTTTTATAGGCTCTAATATTTTTTCATTAGTAACTTCTTTATATAAGCCATCTTCACCTTTATAATATTGTTTACCATCTTTAGTTATAACAGATGCAGTTTGTTTTTTACCAGTAGAATCTTTATATTCTAATTTAGTATAAGTTCTATTAGTATTTCTATATACTTTTTCTCCAGTATTAGGGTCAATATATAATATTTTTACCTTAGATGGAGATACTATTTCACCAGTTTTTTCTTTATAATATTTTTTAGATTCTGGGTCTAATATAACTTTTTCTTTACTATCTTTAGTATAGAAAGCTCCTTCTTTTCGTTCTGGAATATCAATTTCGGACTTTGCTCTAGATATCAATGTGGCAGCACCTTCTCTATATTTGCCTTCTGAATCATAATGTCCTTGATATTTTTTATGTAATGCTGCTATACCATTATCAATTTCAGATTGTTTATAATCTAAGTGGTGTTTTTCAGCATCAATAACAACCATTGAATGTTTAACTGCACGAGCTAATTCATCACTAGTTGCGCCACCTAATGTCATATCAGTAATTAAATTTGATACAATTCCCATTGATGTTTGGGTATTACCCATTAATTTATATTCTTTACCACCACGACTATAATGTTTAACTCCATCTTCATCAGTCCATGTTTTATCAGGACCATATTTTAATTTAGTATCAAAATCTTTTAATGCTTCTAATTGCTTAGTAGATTTAATTTGAACTTTATCTGAAAATGGAATAACCATAACAGTATCACCATCAAAATCTGCACCAGATAATCTTGCAGCAACTTTAGAATTAATACCTATAGCATCTTTTGGTGTTGTAGATAAATTTTTACGTCCTTCCTCATTTCTATTATTAACTGTACAAATTGGTATTTCAAATGTACCACCATGAGGAAATCTAATTAAAGCTACTGTACTGCCATCTTTATAATTAGGAGCATATACTTCATCATCACCTATAGTTGTTAATGGTAATATAACTTGATATTTTTGACCTGGTAATGAAGCTGCTTTTAAATGAACCGATGAAGAGTCACAATCATCAGCAAAAGTTTCTAATAAAGAACGTTTAATTGTTGGATTTGTTAAACTCATTATTTCATCATATTCTGCTTGTTTTTCATTAAGAGATTCTTTAAGTTGTCTATCTATTAATTTTTGTGGTTGTTTACTTAAAAATTGTGAAGGTAATTTATCAGACCAACTAGTCCAATCTCCTTCTTCAGCTCTCTTATTTATCAATCCTAATGATTGTTTATGACCTGTTACTGGGTCAATATAAATTCCATTAGGGTCATCATAAAATACTTGACCACGATTTTCTTTAATAGCAGAACCAAAAGGATTATCAGGGTCTTTTTTTATATTTTCTTCAATAGATTTTAAATAATCTAGTTTATTAGTAGATTTATTAATTGACTTATTAGAGTTAAACATAACATCAATACCATCAGGTAAATCATCATCGTCTACATAAATAGCCATACCTTTAATATAATGTGTATCATCAACAAGTATTCTTACTTGAGCATAATTTACACCATCACCTAAATATAAATCCTTTACTCCTCTTCTAATTTCAACTTGACCATCTTTATCTGCTCCTCCTTCTTCTGCATATCTAATAGCTAATCTACTAGAATCCATAGATTTAGGATATATAAATGATGGTTCTAAAGTATCTCCGCCATCTCTAGAAGTTAAATCTTCTATAGAATGGACTTCACCATAATCATAAATATCTTTATGTTCTGTACCAGGAGGACATAAAACTTTAATAGTTGTATATTTTCCTGGATTAGTTACTTGTGGTACTCTACCTCCATAAACTTCATAACCTTCTTCTTGTAATAATTCTAAAGAGGCATTAAGTTTTTCTTTAGATATACCTAATTGTCTTTCAGTTCCTACACCAACATCAATCATTCCTCGTTCATCAACAAGGTTTGCTAAATTATTGGCAGTTTGTTCTGCAATAGTCATTCTTGCTTTAGAGTCGGCATTTAATAGAGAACGAACTGTAGATTCTCCAGCCAAACCCATCATTTCAGCAATTTGAACATTAGAATATCCTTGATGCTTTAATTGTTCTGCTTTAGCAACAAGTTGAGCTCTTTGTTCTTTAATTGCTATAGATTTTTTTATTCTTAATTGTCCAGTAGATATACCTAAAGCATCAGCAACTTCTTTTTCAGACATGCCTTTCTTTCTTAACTCATTTACTCTAGTTAAAAAATCATTTGAACCATGTTGATTTGGATTGTCACCAGAACCTTCACGATATCTACCTGAACCATGAGGGTCTCCAGGATATAACTGAGGAGTTCCATAATGTGCTAACTCATCTGAATTTTCTTCAAATATCAATTCATCATTATCAGTCATAAACTTTCAATCCTCCTATCTTTCAATATTATTTCTTAATACATTGGTTGCATGAACTATTAATTTCATATGTTCTTCTATTTCAGCTGCTAAAGGGAAATATTCAATAATTTGTCCACCTTGATATATACGCAATTCAAATTTGTATTCTTTAGGATTTTTGTTGTATTCTAAACAATATTCTGCTGCATATAATATCAATTGTGTCATCTTAGCTTCATGCTTACCAGTTTTTAAATCATTTACAAATATAGTTTTAGTTGATTCATCACATTTAAATGCATCAGTTGTGCCAAAAGCATAAGTTTCATCATATGCTAATATAACTTCTGAATCCATTCTAAATCCAATTGAATCATTTACAAATAATGCAATTGTTTCTATTAATTGTTTACAGTCATATGCTCCTCTTGGAATATAAACTCCACTTAATAAAGGATATACAACTTGTATAAAATATTCTAACATATGGTCATCAGTTTTTCTTAATTTAATTTTATTGTTAATACAATCTTGTGCAAATTTATGACAAGCTGTACCAATTTCTGATGCATATCTAGAATAATACATAGATATCAATTGCTCGTCTGTTCTATTTTCCCAAGCATATTGTGAACAGCCAATATATGCGTGTTTTCCTTCTAATTTTTTATGGTCATTGTATTTACCCATATTTTGTTTCTCCTTTAGAATATCAATTAATTATTAAAGTAATTAATCATATCGTTTAAAACTTCTTTTTCATTTTCGGGATATATAAATCTTCCAAATCCATTATTTTTATTTGCTTTGTTAATATAATAATCTTGATTTGGTTGATGAGGTGCATCTTTAGAAATCTTAACTTCAAGATAAGCATACTTAGGTCCATTAAGAACACTTAAATCTGGAATGCCTTGTATTATAGACGAATCATTTTTTAATACATCACAATCAGGAAGTTTTGCTTTAATCTTTTTTATAAGTTTTCCTTGATATTCATTCTCTTTCATAACATATCACCTCTTAAATAAAAAATAAAAGTAAAAGGTTAATTTACCTCTTCTCCTCATAAAAGGCTATGTTTCCCGTGCGAGTAAAAATTAAAAAGATATGATTAAAATATCAATAGTTTATGACGATTTTTAATACACTTTTTTCTTGCCTTTGCCAAAAACTTTTTGAATATTTATTTATTTTAAAGAAAATTTTTAATTTTTAATTAATTTACAAAAAATAAAGGCAAAAAGGCAAGGACCCTCATCGTCCACGCTACGTGAACACCGTCCGTCCACACGGGGTGGACAAAATGCCCAAAATTCCTTGCCAAAAGTTTGCCTTCTTGCCAAAAGTTTGCCTTCACCCGTCCACACGGGGTGGACACCCTGAAAAAATGTCGTTTCAGTTTTGGCAAGCACCCATCCACGCTACGTGGACAGCTCGTGGACACTTTTTCAATCCGTTGGCTCAAACAAAGTGAATATCAATTCCGAATCAAACTGCATCTTTCTAATAATTTGACAGGCAGTTTCTAAGTCAGGTTTACGATATCCATTTGCATAATTACATAAACTAGTTCTGGAAATTCCAGTTATTCTAGATATAATTCTATAACTTAATTCTTTCTCAACAATTATCTTTTTAAATAATGTTTCATATTTCACTACTCATCATCTCCGACACGATTAGCCGAATAATATTTTCGTAACAATATCCATTGTTCCTTAGTTAAGTTTCTCCATACTGCACCACATTTAGCATTATACTTTCTTCTACTTTCTAATGAATAATCTGCATAATAATGGCATATCTCATTAGCAGTAATTTTCTTATCACTAATTATCTTTTCTGCTAATTCTTTTTCTTCTGCTGTTACAGTAATACCTGAATCAGCTAAACTACACATAACGACTATGTCACTAGGAGTAACTTTGTTATCTTTTTCTTTTCTAATAAAATACTCAAAATTAGTCATCTTTATCACCTACAATATAAATTTTTATACATTCAACGTCATATCCTAATGTAGGATACAAAATATCAAATTTAACTTTTTTGTTAATAATCTCTTCCAAACCAGTTATATAGTCATTTACCAACTCATCATACTTTTTAGAATCTACTAAAATATCATTAAACTTTTCTTTTCCAACTTTTTTACGATGCTTAGAATTATAAAGTTTTCTTAATTTATTGTTAAAATTATTTTTATTTATTATAGTGTTTCCATAATGTCTTAATGAATTTAGTAAACAAATATCTAACAAATTAACATTAGCCATAATTTAATATTCTCCTTATATACTTTTCCTCCATAAATATCAATAGTGTGTTCGAATAGTAAGAAGTAACTGCACGGCTTACTTCCGACTACTCATATTCTAGACACTTCGAAAGGAGGTAAAACAAGCTCCGTGCCAGCCAGACAAAATTCTATTTCAATTAATTCAAGAGTTAAATATAAACTCTAGACATTGTTATCTAAATTAACCTTTTTAACGACTACAAGTTCCTTCACATTCACAATTATTTATTTTACGGTGAATTTCTTGTAATTCATCTTCTTTGATTACCCATTCTGAATTTAAATGAATTACATTAATTCCATAATTATTAGCAATCATATGCTCAACATTACAGCCTCTAAATTCATAATATAATCCATCTAAAACAACTATATAATCACAATCTGCCATTCTCTTAATAGAATCTGATAAATATACAATACGTTCTTTATCTGTGATGTTAGAACCTAAATCATCATTAAGCATTTTTGTATAAACAAATTCAATCTCATCTTGGTCAAATAATATTTGGCTAGTAATTGCTTTAATTCTATTTACTGTGTATTCAACATTTTCTTTTTTCCTACCTCTCATAGGAACACTTAAAAATACTTTTATCATATGTTTCCTTCTTCCTTTTCTTCTTTTTTCTTAAATTCAGGTGCGAAACCTTTTTCATTAAACAATTTTTTTCTACCTATTGCTTTTCCAATAGCCCTATCAATATCACTACTAGATGTAAGATGATAATAATATAAATCTTTATATGGTGTATTGAGTCTATCTATACGACCAGATGCTTGAATCATTACTTTATATGAATAATTCTGTGAATAGAATATAATTGTGTCTGTTGATAAACAATTCCATCCTTCACATCCAGCTAAATATTCAACTAAATACACCCACTTATCTTCCATAGGTATAGGTTGATGCTTATGACCATTCCATTCAGAATATAAATACTTTGCCGTATCAAACATTTTTCTTAATAATTCTAATTCATAATCATATGTATAAAATATGATACATTTAGGATGCTCCTCTAGAATATCAAGAACCTTATTTAATCTAGCTACAGATGAATTTACACATCGTCTTAAACAGTAACAATATCCACTAGCGTTCTCGATGGGTTTTTGCTCATAAATATCAAAACGATTTTGTTTAATATATTTATACTCTTGAGTATCATATGCACAATCCAAATATTCATGATGTTGTATAGTTCTTCTTTGGAATTCCATTTTTACTAATATCATGTTTCTAAAACGTAATAATCTACCTTCATTAATATATCTATCAACTTTAGGATAACTAGTAAATGGTGACCATATTACATGTCTTTTAGTAAAATCAGATTTATTTTTAAAAAATCCATTAGCAATAAATACTGGAACATAATCCATCCAGCAATCGCCTGGAGTTGCTGATAATAATATCCATTGATTAGCTTTTGTTATTTTAAGAAATGAATTAGTCCAAGTCCCATAACCAACAACTCTTTGCTCATCAAATATAAAGAATGCATCTTTAACAAGAATATACTTTTTTATATTATTCCAAGAATCAACTTTAATTTTGTTTTTATAAGTATTTTGTTCTGGAAAAGTACTCATTTCAAAATTTACTAATTCTTTTTCCCATTCTAAAGTATCTCTTTTTCTTGCTGTTGTGATAATATATAAATCGCAAGGATTTTCCATTCTTTTTAGTCCATTATTATCAATAAGTCCACCATTAAGTGTAAAATAATAGGCAAGCGAAGTAAGACTCTTTCCAGAGCCTACTCCACCATTTAATATACAGCCATTTTTCATATGCATTAGTGCTTCTTCTTGATGAGCACGTAATACAACTTTAGGCATTATATCACCTACTTTTCATTAAATATAAAACATACCATTCTATAAAAGAATCTTCTTAAATGACTTTCTTTAAAATCTAAACCAGTATCTTTGGTTCTTTTTTTAAGAATTCCTTTCTTGTATAAAATATTATGTGCTTTCCATTCTATATAGAATGAATTAATATTTCTTTTTGTGTTAATCAAAATATCATTACTTCTTAAGAATTCTAGGAAACGCATTTTAACTGCATCATCACCAATTTCATAAGAATCTATAATATTAACACCCTTTTCAGTAATAGTATGATTAATATAAATATTATCTTCTTCACTGAAATATGTCCAAACATTAGGACTAGTATTAGTTAGAATATCTCCTGTCATATATTAATCCTCATTAGGGTCTGGCATTTGTTCTTCACGAATTTGTTTCTCTAAATTAATCCAATATTCGTCATCACTTGAAATATCATCTAATACTTCTACTTGAACATACTTCATACTTCTTAACCATAATGAAAATTCACCTAATTTATTAGGGTCATATGGATTAACTACTAAATCTACTCTTTCAGTATTAATAGAATCAATTTCATCTAAAATAGCTAAATTATAAGCATTTAATGATTCAATATTAACTCTACCATTATTCTTTGTTATTAATTGAATATTAGGTTTTTTAGCAGAATCCATCTTAATGCATACTTCAATTTCATATACTTTTAAATCTGGATTTTCTTGGTCAAAATTCCAAATTTGGTATCTACAATTACCTTTTTCAGCTACTAATGCATTAAACATTTCTTCAGTTAATACTAAGTCAAAACGAGGTCCAACTTTTTTAAATGGTCTTTTACCATTCTTTGGAGTAATTGTAACTTCTTGACCTTTAAAATTCTTTTTAATTATTACAGCATTCTTGAATAAAACTGCATTTGGGTTAAATTGAGTACCAAACACCATTTCTGTTTCAAGTGCTCTTTCAAATAAATTTTTTCCTTGATTGTTCATAATTTGTTTCTCCTTTAATTTTTAAAATGGAATATCATTCATGTCGCTTGGATGCCACATAATATCCTCTTCATTTTTTGTTAAAACAGGTGCTACATAAGGGTCATCAGATATAAACCACTCATAATCACCAAATTTAGAAATAGTATCTACAACTTCGTTAACTAAATTATTATAATAGTTAATATCAATAGAATCTTCCATATGTTTATCTAATACTTCTTCAGATTCTAACCATCTATAACCTTTAGTTCCTACAACTGCATCCATACCAATTGTGCCATCTTTCTTTAGTTGCTCTCTAACAAGACGACCACCACCACAGCCTTCTTTAATAGGACAGAATAATCCTACACGTCCAATAAATTTATAATTATGGAATGAAGCTAATTTATTGTCTAATTCTTCATCAGACAAATATTTATAATCATCTAATAATTTAGTAGCACTTTTCTTTAAAATATCTTTATTATGAGGAGCCTTTCCATTATCTATTTCTTTAATACATTCTCTTAAGTCTTTTACTTTACTTAAGATTGGTCCCTCATTATTAATATCAAGACCTTCGTCCATATCTAAATATATAGCCGATTTAACTTCTTTTGCTTCGCATAAATCTGAGAATGAAATATCTTCTTTACTAAAACATTTCTTAAATACATATGGAACTGCAAATTGTGCACCAGTTGCTGTCCATTCTCCTGCATGTTCTCCATCTTTATACTTAGCAATATAAACCGCATCATTTACTAAACAAATTCTGTCATAAACAGCTTCAGTTTCAAAAGTATATCCATATTTTGCACCAAATTCTCTTACGAAATTAATTATTTCTGGAGTTGCATCAGCAATCTTAATTGAATCTGTCTTAATATGAACAACTTTAAATCCTCTTGCTTTTACTTCATCTTGTAATGTTCTCATCATTAAGGCTCCACGTAATGCTATAACATTATTTTCATTACGAGGGTCTCTGAATGGATTATCATATGAAGCACTAGTTAAACCATAAACTGAATTAACCACAATCTTTAATGCACCAGCCAATTGTTTAGCTTTAGTTTCATCATCTAAATATTTAGCTAATTTACCGTCAAATATCTTTCTGGCTGTTTCAAAATCTTTATGCTTAATTAATAAACGTAAATCACGTAAATTCTTATAATTTATAGTATAATCTCCAAAATAATTCATTTGTATAGCAGATTCTGGATGCATTCCAGCTACATCTTCACAATCAACATTGCCATACATGCCAGGTTCTGCATATACCCAACCACCAAAACCTAAGTCATCTCCTCTGTACCAGTTATGTTTTTCATACTTTCTAGTTTCAGGATTAAATATCTTTTCAAATTTGTAACCAGGAAATGTTACTGACAAATCTTCAAGATTTAATTTAGGATTCTTTTCGTTACCAAATATAAGTTTAGTACTTAAAGTATTAGTTGTATCATTTACAGTCATTTTAATTCCCCATAGAATATCAACTAATTCTACAAGAATCTCTCTAGCAACAAAGTCTCCTTGAGTGGCATTCCAAACTGCTTCTGTAGATATAACATCATTATCACAATATTCTGATACTCTAGTCCATAAACTTTTATCTACAGGTTTGTCCCAAGGTAAACCTAATTCTAAATGGTGTAAACCAAGTTCTATTTCCCATTTTTTTAAAGATTGCTTCTTTGATGCGTAATCGTAAATATCAGTATACGAAAGATTATATGCATCTGCAAAGAAACCTTCTTTTTGAATAATAATATTTTGACTTAACTTATATATTTCTAAATTAGAATATCCAAGCATTATGGCATAAAGCATGTGATTATCATACTTTCTACAGTTAAATCCAACTAAACGATATTTTTCTACAAATAGTTCAATATCGTTTGGAGAAGGATTTATTAATCTAAATATAGTATCTTCACCAAGTACTTTATAATTTAAAAATACAACATTAGGAAATATTTCCATATCATAAAATACTATTGGTTTATTACTCTCATCAAATATCTTATTATTATCCTCTAAACCTTCTTCAGATTTAAAATGCATCTTAGGAATTAATCCTAGACAATAATCAGATTGATTTGTACTACCAGCAGCAAACTGAATTACTAATGGTTTTAATTTAGAAACATCATACGCCTTCTTGCTATCATATGCATCTTCTAATATCTTATAGATAAAATCTATAGATGGTTTAGTTGCACCATGAATTTCTTTATTTAGATTTTTACGTATTAAGTTAGCAATATATCTGTTAAACTCAACACCTTCTAAAGTGTTCATGTCAACTTTCTCCTTCTTTTTTTCTTCTTTAACTGGTAATCCTCCAGTTATTGTATTAATTGGCAAATCATTACATTTAGTTAATTTTCTTCTTAATGAAGATTTTCCAGTATATACTTTAATTTCTATACTTTCTGCATAAATTCTACTAATTTTTGTAACATCACCATTATAAATATAATGTAAGTGTATACCTCCGCCAGATTTGCTTAATTCAGCATATGTCGGTGGAAACTTACTTGCTTCTTTTAAATTTAATTCAAAAGATTTATTTCCATTTTCATCTTTTAAATCAAAGTCTATTACAATTAATTTTTCAGGAACTCTTAAATAATGAGTTTTTGTTGTATCAATATCTTTTAGTTTTGTTGTTACTTTATCCCATTCTTGCTTAGGTAATTCTTTAGAATTAGCATATTGGGCATAACAATCTGCACAATAAATATCAAGATTTGATGGCTGTTCTTTAAAGTCTATTACATATTCATCATTAACTTTATCGTCCACTTCAACAACTACTTTTCCAGATTTCAAAATATCAGTTTTAAATCCATAAAAATAATTTTTAATCCATTCACCATTTAAATTAATTCTATCTTCATAATTTTCAAAATAATTTAATAATTCAGATTTAAATAAACGTTTAGTTAAAGAATATGTAACTTTAGCTTCATCACAATATATTTTATAAAGTTCCCAAGCTTGTTTTAAAGTAATACCATCTTTTTTCTTAAATGTACTAAAAGTATCAACAACATAATTAAAGAAATCATTAGATTCTGACATCATTAATGTAGGTCTATAATTTTCATAATAAGTAGGTTCCTTTAAATATACGTCACGACAATGTGCTGCAATATGCCCTAATTCAAAATCTATTTGTTTCATTATACTGTTGTATCTTGTAAAAGATAACTTTTTGCCTGTTGGGCGAACATCAATTAAACGTCTTATAACACCTGATTTAGAATCTGTAATTTTAACATATTTGTTTGTACCCATAATTAAAAATGATACAAACTTCATAAAATATAAATTCTTATGTTTTTCATTTACAACCATTCTTTCATGTGAAGTAAGACTATTGATTCTTGTATTGTCTTCAATTTTTGATAAATCTCCATCATGTTCTATTGCTACTAATGGATTTGCTTTAAAAGGTTCTAGAGCAAAAGAGTTATTTCCACTTGCTAATGCTTTAGAGTCGAACACACAATAATAACCTTCAAATATCTTTTGAATAATTTCTATTATTGTTGATTTACCACTACCTGGTGGACCATAAAATACTAAAAACTTTTGAATCCATTTAGAATCTCCAGTTACAATTGCACCTATAGCCCATTCTATTTTATGTAATTCCTCTTCAGAATATAAAACACTAGTTAATTCTTTCCAAGCTTTAATATCTCCATCTTCTAATGGATAAGGAAGTCTTTTACTAGCATAATCTTCTTTACAAGGAGTTTGATTAGAAAATATCAATTTTTCATCTAATTGATGATAATTATCTCTTTGTTGTTTTTGACAATATTTATGCCATCTATCTATTGACCCAGAATCAGCGTCCCACATATATAAAACGCTAATATGGTCTTCAATTTGATTACGGTGTTCTTTTACAAAAATATCAAGTTCTCTATCTATAATATTTATTGCATCTTCTTCAGAAGTTGACCATAATCCTTTTTCTTCATCCCATATAGCATAAAAATCGCCACCACGAATCATTAAGTCTTTAGATTTGCAAATTTTGAATCTTGGATAAATTTCAACAACACCACGTTTAGTACTTCTAGTTGAAATCATCAAAAAATCTAACATACTTACAAATATTTACCTCCTAATTTTTCATCGAGATACCACATAAACTGATACCATATTTCAGTATCTCTCATATCATTTTTAGGATAAGTTACAGTAAATAAACCGCCTTCTCCGTTATAGCTATAATTATGGCTATATAAATTATAAATAGCATTAAAAAACTCCATTTGTTTCTCTTCAGAAGAAAATACAAATGTGTCTATATCTTTAAAATCATTTAATTTTAAACTATTAAGAATATCAATAAATATTTCTTGATTAGTTAATTTTTGATTTAAATCAAATAATATATTGTCTTGAACTCTATTAATTAATGCAACAATTACTTCAAATAGAGAAGGAGGTACAATATCTAAGTCTTGACAAATTTGTTGTTCAGAATATCCATTTTCTTCACCAAATAAGTATCTCAAATCTTGTGCATCCTTCTGACGATTTTCATCCATAATAAGAGTCCATTCAAATGGAATATAATTCAATTCTTGAGTTAATACAGAATATGAATTTAATAAATCTTTATCATCAAATATCTTGTTCATCATCCAAACAAAATAATCTAATTTTATACCATTCATTATTCATCATTGCCAGGGAAATTACCTAATATCCCTTTTGGTGCAACATTTTTATACTCTTCATCCTCAAATAATATTTCATAATCTATTTTATGTTCATCATTTCGAACATACACAGTATCCTCTTCATATACACCAAAAGAATTCAGCGCTTGATTACCAACAACTTCATTAACATTCTTAATAATGTTATATTCATCGTCAGTTAAATATCCATCTTTATAATAATGTAATGTTTCAGTATTATACTCTCCATCAGCATATTCTTCAGGAGATATAACAAAAGGACCATTTATTTGCGCTGGATTATTATCTTCTAGCATTTCCTCCTTTACAGCATTTTGACCATTATAACTTTTTACATAATTCATATATGCTTTATCGTTATCTTTTAAACCTTTTAATTTACCATAATCAATTGAATCTTTATCTAATAATGGAACATTTGCTTTTGGACGTTCTGGAGTGTTAAGAGTTTTAATATTTTCATTAGGATTACTATTAGAATTTAATTTATCTTCATAATATTTTGATAATGATTCTTTAACTGATTCAATTTCTTTATCAGCAATTTGTTGATACTTCTTTTTAGAAGTCTTTTTTCCTATGAAATATCCTATAGTTCCTCCTGCCACAAAAGCAATTACACTAAATATAAAGTTTTTCATAAAAATTACCTCCTAGTCTTTTACATGGAAGGCAAATGAACGACCATTCTTATCTAATAAAATATTTCCATCAGGATTGAATGATAATATAACGTCACGTTCAACATTATCAAATAATTCTTTTCCTACTTCATTAGGATGCTTTTCTTCATCAGATATACCAAATGATACCCAACTACTTCTTGTAGGGTCATATGGGTCATATATCCAACCAACACTTCTTGAAGCAACTAATAAATCTTTAGAAATAGTTGTCTTAGGAATTAATAACATTTCAAGCACATCATATAAGAATAAATATCCATCAATCTTTAATCTAGTATTTGCTTCTTCTTGTTTTGCCATTAATGTTTCCCAATTTGTTCTACCATTTTTAGACCATAAATAACTTGTTGCATCAAAGAATAATTCCCATCCTCCACCAGAGTTTGCTCTTCTAATAGTTTCTTCTATTTCAGATACTTCTCCTGTATCAGGATTTTCTACAGTTCTAGTTATTTTAACATCTTTCATATCTCTAAAAATATCTTGTTCAGCTTCTTCGCCAATTTTATCTTTTACTCTATTTCTATATGATTTATAAGCATTATCAAGAGTAATATAAGCAGCTCCAAGAGCTAATTGTTTACTTCTCATTATCTTATAAGAAGTTCCTATAAATGTTAAAGATAATCCTGTTAACGCAACAACAGGTGCATATATCTTTGCTAAACTAATAAAAGTTTTCTTTTGTATTTTTCTAATTTCCTTTTTATGTTCTTCAGGATATATTAAATTGTTTGCAATTGCTTCATCATCTTTTAATTCTTCTTTTAATTTTGTTACTTTTTTGTTTGCTGGAATTAAAACTTTTTCTGCTTTAGGTGCTTGTTTTGCAGTTATAATAATTGCTGCTATTTCGGTAGCCATTGCTAAACCTGTAAATATCAAGCCTTTTCTCTTCTTTAAGAAAAACATACCAGCATGAATTAATGTACTAAAATTCATAAATATCATTCTCCTATTCTAATGGTATTGCCTTTGGCAAATCAATTACATATTGACCGTCATTTGTTCTGCATACTGATGCTGTTGATAGACTTCTCCAACCATACTTATAATCTGTATAATTGAACTTTTGATTACTTAATTCATATAAATCAGCAACAGTTGCAACTTTATAAGTCTCAAGATTTTCTTTTAATTTCAATAATATAGTTTCAGCATCTCCTCTATTGTCAAAATATAAAGTTCCTACTGAATATACATTATTTGTTTTAATAGGTGTTTGTTGAATTGTTGTTCCAACTCGACCATTATAGCTTGTTCCGTTCCAATAACTTACTCTATTAGGACCAGATTGTTGATTAATTGATGGTTTATCACCATTAACCCAAAAATTAACAATATTTGTAGTCATTTTACAAATAATATCCTTTGTATATGGGATAAAAACATTTGTAAATGCATATTGTGAAGCTTCCAAGAAACTACCACTTAAAAATAATTTAAGGAATTTCTTTCCTTCGCCATCTTTATTTATCTTTACTTTGCCATTTAAGTGAACTGGCTCATTTTTATTATCCATATTGCTTCTCCTTTTAGAAAATTTAAAAGGAAAAGGTAATCGTACAATAAACGACTACCTAATCCTTAATCTTAAATATTACTAATAATTATTCTGTTACTTCTGTTTCTTGAACTTCTACAGTTTCTTCAACATTTTCAGTCTTTTTAGATTTCTTGCCTTTAAAGAAACTAACAACTTTCTTTCCAAGCTTCTTTGCTGCTACAATTGTTACTGTAGCTAGTGTTGCTACACCTGCTACAACTACAGCTGTCTTAGCAATAGCCTTTCCATTAAGTTTCTTAGTTAAACCCTTTTCAGCATTTACTTCTAAACCTTCTTCATTTGTTGATTCCATGTCTAATAATTCATTTGTTAAATTCATATAATTTCCTCCTTTTAATTTTAATTATTAGTGGTATCTATTACCATTATAGAAACTGATTTTTATGCGACCTTACATATACTTAGGTCGTGTATTATAACGAATAGAGCCACAAGGAATATCATTCTCATCTAATGCAGCATCAATAGAAATATCAATCATTCCATTTTTACCATCTCTTTGAATATCCCATACTCTTTCATCATAATTATCAGTTTCCGGTTTTAATATTCCCAAACGGTCATACCATTCAGTTACAGATATCTTTCCTTCCATTGAACCCATTGCATATGCATTCAATTCATTTGCTGCTTTTTGTATTTTAGTCCATGTTGACTTAAAATATCTTCCTGATAATGGGTCATAAAATTTTACATCTCCATTATCTCCAGCAAATATAATGTTATTACCGTTAGTTTTTACATTATCTTCAGCAACACTTTGATTAATTTTATCTACTGTATTACTAGTTAATTCTTCTCTAGTTTTTTCGATATATTTTTGAAGAGTTGCTTCGGTTAAATTATATGCAGCACCTAATGCTGCTAATTTTTTGTTTCCTAATCTTACAGAGCCTATTAAAAATCCACCAGATACAACTGTGTTGATTGTAGGTAATATAAATAGTTTCCAAGTAAGTTTAACTTTTTCTTTCTTAGTTAATTTACGATTTAATTCTATTTCTTTAGATTTAATAGCTTTTTCTACTTTTGCTCCTGTTTTATACCATAACCAAGAACCAAGTAACAAACCACCAGCAATACCTACGCCAGTTAATAAACTAGTATCATTCTTTTTAATAAACTTTAAAATATCATTTTTTATACTACTCATAATTTTAATCCTCAGTTAAATTAGCTTTAATATTTAATTGAGATTGAACATTTTTATTTGATGTACTACTCATTGCTTTACATACTGTTTCTAATTTAGCTTTTTCTACATTTAATTTTGCTTCATAAACATCAAGTTCAGATTTTCTCTTCTCTCTCAAAATTTCAAGTTCTCTTTTATGTTTTTGTTCTTCTTCTCTTAATTGTTGAACACGTTTCATGTATTCACATTTAGATTTATCTTTATCCATAAAATACTTTTTCTTAGCCTTTAAAGCTTTCTTATCTAAATCTTTTAATGAAGAATATAAATCTTTAAATTCGCTAACACATAATTCAAATTCATCTTTTTCATGATAATCACAAATTAATGCATTATTTTTCATTTCTTTTAATTTATCATAAAAATAACTTCTATCATCTAACTCTTCTAATTTATCATTAGATAATGTTAAAGATGCAATCTTTTTATCAGAATATAATTCATTAAAGATGGCTTTCTTTTCTTGAAAATCGGCTTTTTCTTTAGCTTCTTTTTGTTCTAAAGCTTCTTTTTCTTTAAGAGTTTTTTCATAATCTTTCTTTAGTTTTAAATATAATTTACGACAACCATATACACTACCGCCTACTGCTAATGTAAATAATGTCCAAAATAATTTTCCGCTCATAGTTATTCCTCCTTAACCTCTTCTTGAATATAAACAGTATTATCTTTATTTACTAATCCTTCAGAACCATTAAAATATTCTTCTTTTGAAAAATGACCCATTCTATATGTATCCCACATTTCAGGATTCCAAATAGGGTCTTCAAACCAATATATTAAATGAGCTCCATTTTCATCCGGTTCTGAAATATCCATATGAACCCAAGGCATTTCATACCATTCACTTAAATAATCCCAAGACCAACCAAAATTTAATTTATTTTCATCTAAATTATGACTTAATGGTATTGCTTCACATAATTTCATAAATTCTCCAATTGTATATGAATTATGATAATCATTATTATAATAAATATCAGCACCGACAAAATTACTATTAATTTTTATATAGGCATCTTTAATCTTTTCACTTTTTGCATAAAAATATCCTATATGTTCTTCATAATATAATTCTTCGCCTTCTTGTGCTTTTGTATCAGGTTTTTTGTATTCATCTTTCATAATACTTTTAACTACTGATTTATCAGCATCGATACCTAAGAATTCTTTTACTTTCTTTTTATATTTTACTGCCTGTGTACTAATCATAGTAGTTGCTCCTATAATACTTGCTTCTACTTTAGAACTAAATATCTTTGAGCATATGTTACTAGCAATAGTACCAGTGGCAAGTAATAATGACTTTTTATAACCTTTAATAAAAGTTATAGTTTTTGTCATTTTACTAGCATCTTTTGGAAGTTTATCCATTTCTTTTTGTACTTCCGGTGTTTCTTTCATTACAGATATAAATGTTCCAACAACACCCGCAACATTAATTAATGAAAAAGCTAAACTTAATCCTTTTTGAGTTTTAATTTTCACGTGTTTCCTCCTTGTTTCTCTCATTTAAAGAATAAATATAAAGTATTTAATGTACTTTCTATAATATTCATTATTTTTTCAGCACCAGGATTACATCCTCTTTTATTATATGCAATCTCTAATGAATAATTCATAATAATATCTTCTGGTCTACTCATTGGTGCATCCATACATTTAAATATAACTTGTTCTGAAGTGTATATTTCAACACATCTTTTTTCATAATGTGCCTTTGACCACCATGGTTTAGGGTAAGGATATCTTTTTGAAACATACTTAACTAAATCATCTAATGTTCTCATTTCTCCTCCTTAAGGCAAAATAAAAGTTAAGAGTAGATGATTAAATATAAATCTACCCTTACTTTTAAACTTATTACTTAATAGCTGATTTCATCATATCACGTAACGTACTTTCACTATTTTTCATACGTGGTGTCGATATTCCATTTTCTTCTCTTTCAAATTTAGATTCATCTTTATACACCCAAATACTAAATCCTAATAATGCAATACCACATGCTACTTTTCCAACAGTTTTACCAACTTCTTTAACTATATTAAATATAAATTCTCTTTTAGATTTAACTTGATTTTGTTCTAATATTGTCTTTTCATTATCAGCTTTAGTTTGATTAACCCTTAATTCTGCCATACGTTCAGCATGTTGCTGGTCTAATTTCTTTTCTTCTATTTTTCTGTCAGCAACTTTATTACGTTGGTCAGCATCAAATTGTCTTTCAGCTAAAGTCATTTTTCTTTTAGCAATATTATTTTCAACCAAATTCTTCTCTTTTTTTAATTCATAGTCTCTTTCATTGGTTAAAATTTGATGGAGTTTACTAACATTGTTTATTGATATAGTATACTCTTTAGTTGTATCATCTTTGTCTTCTAAACTTTGTTGATTAACTCTTAAAATATCCTCCACTTCTAATTCTAAAGCACTTTTATCCATAATTTTTACCTCCTATTTTTGAATATAAGTTCCACTATAGCATAAGTATTTGATGCGAACTAAATATAATTCTTTTTTACAACTTTTAAGGTAATAAAATCAGATTTTTCAATATTTTCAAGATAATCAGTACATTCTAAGAATAGTCTTTTTTGCACATCAGGCTCTGATTGGTCAACTCTTAAATATCCAGAATATTTAATTTTAGGTTTCGAAGTTTTCTTACCAACCAAATATCCACTAACGCAACATGCAGTTCCTACAATAATATCAATTATTATTTTTTTCATTCTTATTCTTACCATCTAATAATAATTTAAATTTCATTTTTTCAGCTTTAGTAACTTCTCTTTTTACTACTAGTGCAAAATCTGCAGTAGCAACTGAATAATCTTTTGTTTCTTTACATATTAATTCAATTACTTGATTAGCAGTTATTTTTCCATTTTCATAATCATCTACTAATTCCCAAAATCTTTCATCACTCATTGCCATTTTTATTTAAACCTTCCTTAATCATTTTATTCATTATTTTTGTATAATATTCATCACTATCATCAGTTTCAGGATTATAATCATAAGAATATATTTTATCTAAATGATTAAAATTATTAACTTCTTGTAATGAATATCCTCTACGAACCAACCATTCTACTATTCTAGTTTTCACAAGTTCTTTGCTATATTTTATAATATATAAAGGATAAATATTATAATAATAGTTATCGTCATCTTTTTTTATAAAAATAACATTGCAGTCCATAATTTCTTTTTTATTTTTAATAATTAAACCTGCAGCATCAACTATGTTTTTCATTATAGTCCTCCTTGTTTAGCAATTAACCAGCACAGGTATATTCAGGGAAATTTTCGTCACGTATTTTACGTAATCTATCTAATAATGCCTCACGTGTGAAATAACCTAATTCAGTTAATTTATTATATTGTTCTTGATTTATATCACTCATATCGATATCTGTTCCATTTTTATTTGTTTTCCCATCAAAAACATAATCTTTTATTTCACCAATAGTTGCAATTGTATCGTTAATTAAATGATCTAATTCTCCTTTTGATAACGATACTATTACAACATCTTCTTCTAATGGTTTACGTGGTCCAATCTTTTTAACTTGCTTTGTTTCGCAAGCATCCTCAACTCCAAGTGGACAATTTCTATTACCATATAATTGATGATTTTCCATGTTTAATAAATTTGTTAACATTTCTTTAACAGTTTCATCCGTTAAATCTGTATTACTGCTATTAGCATAATTAGTAATAGCGTTTAATTCTTGTAAGAATAATTCTCTCATTTTAGCACCTCTTTCCAAAAATCGAGCATTGTATAACTTGTAAAAGATTTTTCTTTACCTTTAGAATTCTTTATTTTGAAATAACATCTATCTTTTTCAACAACTAATTCAATATGATTTTCAAACAATTCTTTTAATGCCTTTTCTTTTACGCAATATTTTTCGTACTCTTCTTTTAAATCTTCTAGTTTGCCTACAATTTGAACAAGTCTAATACCATTTTCCCAACCATAAGCTTCGTTTTCTGGCTTTAATTTATAAAATTCACCGTCTTTTTCAGTTATTCTATCCATTTTTAGGTACCTCCTTATTCTTTTCTATTAAAAATTTTGTTATACTTTCTAATGTGCTTTCTCTATATACGGTTAAATAAATAAAAGCTTCGTCACTAGGAACAAACACATATTCATTTACTATCTTATGATATATAATTCTTCCTATAAGTTTATCAGTCTTTAATTCTTTACCATTTACCTCTTTTACATAAATTAAATATCTATTTTTAATATCATCATCTTCTACAAATAGACATTTATTTATTCTTATATTTTTATCTTTAAAATTAATCATATTATTCTTTACTCCACCATCTTCTTTGTATTGTTCTGAATATAGTAAGTTCATCTTCATCAGTTGTTTGATATATTATTTTTGTTACATTTTCACTTTCAAGCGATAAACTTGCTACTGCTTTGTCTCCATTTTTAATATTAGGCTCTTCTATTACAAGTTTTAAATACCCATTCAAAAGGCTTGTTCCATATATTGCATTTATTCTTCTTTTAGCCTCTTCTAGTTCATCACGAAGTTTATTATTTAATTCTTCTTGCTTTACAGCATTTGTTGCCATATCTTCAAATTGCTTTTGCGGAACTATATATTTATTTCCTAATTCTTTTCGGCATAAATATAATATAGGCTTATCAATATTTTCATGTAACTTTTTATTTAATTCAACTAGCTCTTTTCCATATGTCATACCTGTATTAGGAATGTTTATTTTAACACCTGTGCATACTTCATAATTATTTTTAAAATCTAATAAAAAGTTTAATATTTCACCCAAACTTTTCATATCAGTATTAAAATCTCTGTCTATGTGATTTAATTTATACCAATTAATATAGCAACTCATATTTCTATCGATTATATAAATTTCTTCATCATCACGTATTATATTAAAATGACCAAACGAACCTTTTTCAACAATGTTTAGAAAAGTGTCTATGCTTCCAAACACTAATATTACTTCTTGTTCAAAGTTAAATCTTACATTATCTATTTCACACATATTACTTAATTACCTCTTATTCTTTATTTCACCATTACTTTTTTAAATATTTTTTAACACTATTATAAGTTCGAAATCTTAATCCTATATCAGATGCAGAATGTTCGAACCAAATATCATCATAATAAGTTTTTAATTCTTTACCTTTTTTCTCACAACTATATCTATACCAATATCTAATAACGCTAGGTATTGTTACAATAAATAATTGAAAAGGACCAAATATACAATTTTGTATAGTATGACCAAATTCGTGTTCTTTAACAGAATCTATATCACAATCTTTTGCTACAATAAATGTTGCCCCCTGTTCAAATCCCCATCCTTCACCTTTTTTAAGATGAATATAAGGAATATAATGGTATTTTTTTGCTTTTCCAAAAGGTAACATAACTATAAAGATTAAATATCCTAATATTGTAAATAAAGAACCCCAAGTAAAGTTCAAAATATAATACAATACAGGATGTTTCATTATTTTTGTTCCTAATTTCATAGTTAAATTATATAACATTCTAGATAAAAATCTTTTAGGTTTATACATTAGAAGATTCCTCCTTAACAATTGCGTAGCTTGATGTATTATGCTTATAGCAAAATTTAAAGCGCTTAAGTACTTCTTCTGCTGTTAAATATCCAAGCACTGCATCGTGACTTCTTTCCTCACCAGTTAATCCACCATAAATTTCTAATAAATCATCATTATGACCATAAGAACCATAATGCTCTATAGCATCAACTAAAATATCTTCAAAGTTGCCAAATTTATCCTTCTTATATATAATAATTTGATAACCGTCTAATAATTTTTTAAACTCATAAGGAATATCTTTTTCTTTATCTAATAATTCTTTTAATTTTAAAATTTCTTTATAATTTTCATTTGTTTCCATTATTTATACCTCTCATATTTTTCAAAACCATAATAAATATTATTAATTACTTTAGGTTCTTTCATATTTTTAACTGTATAAATGCTTGTTCCAACATTTACTATATTTGATAATATCAAACTTACACCAACTGATAACACAACAACAGTTATTGTTTTCATTTGATTATTTCCATCAGATATAAATTTATTAGCACTTTCTGCTAATTTTGTTACTTTATCTTTTGTATCTGCTATAGCTTTTTCAGCTTTTTCTTTAGTTTTCTTAAAAAATTTAAACACTTTATTCTTCCTCCTGCCAATCCATTTCGCCATTATATTGTTTGCGAATTTCGTCTTTAATTAAAACTAATGATTCTTTTGATTGATTATTTGTAGACTTTTTTTGATTACTTTTATCTTTTTCTATTAATTTTCTAATTGTAAATCCTGCTTCAACAAATATCACAGATTTATGGTCCATTTTAGGGTCCATTAAAATTCTTAAAGCTTCTAAATTATCCATAATTATCCTCCTTGTTTCTTAAAAAAAGCTAAGACTAGTTGTTACACTAGTCCTTAATAATTTTAATGTATTGAATTTTTTCATCTTTTTCTTCTTTTGGTTTCTTCTTATTCCTTATTTCTTTTAGTTTCTCTAATGCTACAAAACTTATCATTAAACCAACTACTTCTTTTGTTACAGGAACAAGTATCTCTTTTACCAAACATTTTAAAAATATGCCCATAATATCAATACTCCTTTCAATATACAAAGTGTTCTATTTGCGAATAAAAAAATAAAAAGGGCAATTAAGCCCTTCTCGCTATTCTATCTTCTCTTTTTTCTTTTCTTTTTCTTTCCTTAATATAATGTTTCCTTTCTTGTTTTACAATTCCATATACTAATAATGCTATTGCAGTTACGGCTGCACCCCAATTTAAATTAATAATAAATCTCATAATTTTCACCTCTTTCTTAAATATCCGTCTTTTCCATATAAGTGTATGTTCTATTTGCGAAAAAATAAAAGAGATTGCAAAAATTGCTAACCTCTAATTATTTCTATCATAATATTCTTCATCAGTTGCATATTCTTTTCCGTCTCTATCAACCCAAGAATATTCAGTCAATTCTAATTCATTTTCTTCCAAAATATCATCCATTATTAGTAATATCCTCCTTTAATTTTTCTAAATAATGTTTATTTAATTTCTCAATTACTAATCTATGTTTACAATTTTTTAAATCTCTATGACCAATATTAATAAAAGATTCTTGATAAATAATTTTACTATTGTTAAAATCAGAAATTTCAAAATATAAAATTTGATAATCCTGTATCCATGTTTCATAGATTTTAATACAATTTTCCATTTTATCAAGTAAATCATAAGTACATAATGTATCTAATTGAAAACTATTTTCATTCTTTGGAACTGCTAAAGCTACTATATTATACATTATTTAATCATCTCCTTATTAAATATCATTGAAGAAACGGCTAATGGTCTAAATATTAATTCACAGAGCTCATCTCTACTAATCCATTTTCCATCAAAAAAGTAAGTTTCTTCCACTCTATCAGAATAAAATATATATTTTCTTGGTAATGTAACTAATAATTTCATAAGTTTTTCATTATATATTTCTTTCATGCACTCTAACGCTTCATCCATTATTTTTTTGCCTTCTTTTTCTCTCTTAAATTTGTTAATGCTGTGTTAAAAGCCATTAATGTAAATGATATTTGAATTAAATATTGAGTTTCTTCATCTTCTTGCTCAAACTTTTTAGTTAAACCATCATAATATTCATTAACTATTTCATTTGATAGTTTTATATTGTTTTTTAAACGACCATATTCGTCAATATCATTGCTGGTAAGTTCTATAAAACCTCCTGCTCCATCGGGTATCTTTTCACCAGGATGCAAGTCAGTGTAATATACTTGACCATATTTACATTCTATTTTCATATTATTTGCCTCCACTCAGCTAAACATATTTCATTTTCTAAATTAACAAAAACAAAATTAATATGTTCTTTACAACAGTAATCTAGTTCATCAATTGAATATGCCCATAAATTCCCATTAGTTTCTTCTGATATATAATCACTTAATTCTTCATGACTCTTAATATCTTTATATGCAATATCCATTTGACGTAAATATTCATCTAATTCAACTATTCTAAGTTCTATCATATATTCCTCCTAAAAATAAAAAAGAAAAGAAGGACTAAATATCCTTCCAATTTTAATTTTATAATTCATTCTTATTATATATAATCTTTACCGCATCTCTACAAATCTTATAAGTTTTTATTTTAGCATAATTACTAAGATTTTTTTCTTGATGTAGTTTAGATATACTAAGATTATAACATAAAATTTCAAATTGAATTTTTGTTATTTTATCCTTCTCTTCTTTATACACTTTTAATTCTTTTAAAATTTCTAATTCATTAATATATCGTTCACACATAGTTGTTACTTTATTAAAATATCTTTTTTCATTAAATTTATCCACCTTATCAATAATTATAGGTGTTACCTTTTCAGATATTAATAAAGCTAAAATTCCTACACCTGCACCAATATAATAACTTTTAATATCAATTTTCATATAATTATTCCTCCTTTGTCTATAATATCGTATGTTCTTAATGCGAAAAATATAAGGCTCTATGTGAGCCCTAATATTAATTTGAATAATCATCTCGATTATTATAATTAATTAAATCTTCATCAGTATATTCTAAATTACTTTCAGTTTCTTCAGCAACATTAAACATCTTATTAAATCCTTTTGATAACTCTTCAAAATTATGTAGTTGAATTTTAGCTGTTTCATAATCAAATACCCTATTATCTAAATTATTAATTTTACCTGTTTCATAAATTTCTATTACCTCTTTATAATAATTTACAAGTAAATTAACTAATTCAAAATATTTATTTAATAATGCCATAACAGATTCCATTCTAGCACATACTTCGTTAAATTCATCAATAGTATGTAATAATTTATCATAATGTTCACTAAATATCTTATTAACCTCCTCTGATGTCATTTCATTTAATTTATAATTTTTCATAAAAATTCCTCCTTTGCATATAAGCAAATGTTCTTAATGCGTAAAAAAATAAAGAAGAATTTAATCTTCTACTATAAAGACCAAAATTCTTCAATATTTTCAATTACTCTATTATAATCACAAGTTTCTATAAATCCTATAAATCTTATATAATATTTATCATTACTCATGCCAGGTAATCTACTTATACGTAACTCTACCTCGTCTCCATTAAGAAGAGTTTTACGTAAATATACTTTTTTACCAACCTTTTCATAATCAATACTTTTTTCATTTAAATAATTTATAACTTTTTTCATAATAACATACCTTCTTTCTATAATAATGGTTGTTCTATATGCGAAAAAATAAGAAGCCTTGTTCAGGCTCCTAAAAATAATCATTAAACATATCATAAATATTCTTTAATTTATTTATCATATTATCATCGACATCTTTTTCATTTAATTCACTTTCAATTTTATTAATTTTATTTCTTATTAAATTAATATAACTATTTTTAATATTTACTTTTTCAACTTTTTCTACAAGAATATATTCATTATCATTATATTCTTTTACTTCTTCTGCATCTTTTACTTCATCTACTACATAATATTCATCATAAAATTTCTTTAAAATTTTACCTGTTTTACTATATTTACTAAAATCTTCAGCATTAATAAATAATTCTAATTTTTCAAAACTATCAATTTCTTTTTCTTTTACTACTTTTATAACATACCTTTTACTATTACTATGTTTTAATAAACCTTTACCTTTATTATTCAATAACCATTCATTTAATTTTTCTTCAAAACTTCTATTTTCTTTCATAATTTTATACCCTCCTTTTCTTCTTTTCTATAAATATCTATGTTCTATTTGCGAAAAATAAGAAACACTGTTTAAAGTGTCTCTAATCTTTTTTTAATTTCTTTTTGTAATACCTCTAAATCTTCATGATTTTTTACTTTACATTTAAGATAATCAATCACCTCAAGATCTGCTTGAAGTTGCTCCTTATCCTTATTGTGTAAAAATTTTTCTATAATTTCTTGTTTTATCATATGTATTCCTCCTTTGTATATAAGCAACTGTTCTTAATGCGAAAAAAAGAAGAATATATGTATAATATAAAAAGTACATATCATTCTTCCATTTCATAATACGAATTGTTTATACTGCGAAAAATAAAAGAGAAAGGTTAATTAATAACCTCAACCTTTCCTTCAATTATTTCTCTTTCTTCCTTTTTAACTTTCTTTAATTTTCTGCATTCAATTTTCTTTCTAATTTTAATATAAACCTTATTATTTTTTACTTTTCCTTTTAAATTTTCATAAATATCTTTTAATTTTTTCATATGTATTATCTCCTTTGCATTATACAGATTGTTCTATTTGCGAGTAAAAAAATAAAAAGGCTATGTTTATTTAGCCTTCTCTTGAATAAATAATTTAATTGTCTCACTACCATAAATAGTTACATAAGGATAAATATAATCAACTATTTCATAATCTAATAAATGTTGCCAAGGTGCTGATTCTAAATATCTTCTAGATACTTGCATCTCAGTTCCTTTGAACATCTCTTGGATTACTAATCCAGCATCACTTCCTGAATTTACCCCTATTCTATCTAAATATTCACGTAATGTTTCACTCATAAACATATTCCTCCTTTTCAATATATAAAATGTTCTATTTGCGAAAAAATAAAAAGCATTGTAATCATTACGAAAACTATGCTTTTTACGAACAGAATATCTATTTCATTGCAATATAATAACAAAATGCTTTTCCTGCTTTAGCATCTTTATCCATTAAGAATTTCTTTGCTAATTTAAAATAAGAATTTACATCATTTGAAACTGCTCCATAATAATCAGAATATATCATATTCATAACATAATTCCAATCATATTCATTAAATGTATCAAACACAATATTATTTGACTTTGCTACAGAAGTAGTTTGTTCTAAATTCCAATGAGCACCTATTGTGCCATCCTCATTTATCATTTTGCTTGTAGCTTTTTCTAATAACCAATCACAGAAATGATGACCATATAATTTCTCATAAAGATGTAACTCTAAATCATCATAAGTTTTAGGATTAGTTTCTTTAAGCATAGTTAAAGCGTCTGTTATAAATTCTTTTAATTGTTCAGAATTAGCTATTTGAATTAATTTTCTATGCATTAATATATAATAGTTAAAGAAACATTTAAAGTTGTAATATCTATATCAGATTCGTTTATAAGAGTTATTATCGGTGTCCCTTCATGACAAAGAACTCTTACTAAACCTTGAATAGGTATAGTTCTAACTTCAGTTTCAGCTGTTGTTATTGTTTCAGTTGCTGTTATACCAGGAACATTAGTATTATTTTTTTGTAATGAAATTGTTACATTACCTGCAGTTTGTGCAGTAAATGTAATTGTACCGGATACTTTGTAATATCCAGGTCTTTTTAAAATAAGATTACCGTTTTCACTAATAATATCATTTCCCATTCTCCTACTAGGATTAATCGGGATAATACCATTAGCTAAAACATTTGTAGAATTAGTATTAGTAACAAAAATTGCACTCATAATATCCCTCCTTAATCTGATAATAAAAAGGATACACTTAAAATATAAATGTATCCTTACATTTTCATTATCATGTACGACGTGTAATTGTCTTTTTGACTACTAATTAAAGATTGTTATATCCACAGCAGTTGCAGAATGGATTTGCACCAGCACTATATGCTGTGCTTGTTGGATATCTTACAACACCAGCTACTGCATTTTGAAGTTCTAATTGATTAATTCTATTTCTCATAGCATTCATCTCATTTGTAGTGAATAAGTCACGAGTCTTTTGATTTTCTGCAATTATAACTTCTTTAATTGCTGCAGTATTGATAGCATTATTATAATTTACACTATCAATATTTCTTTGGATTGAGCAACAACAATTTTGCATATTGCCTGATAATGCTGTTAATGAAGTTTCGACATTACCGAATTCTCTAATTAATGATGCATTACCATCTTTAATAGCATTAATAGCATTAGTTGCGTTAGCTGTTGATGAAGCAATAGTTTGAGCAGTACCATTTGTTACAGCAGTTAAAATATCTCTAGTTTGAGCTTGTAAATTTTGATTATCAAAACCTCTATTTACATCAGCTTGAATTGCATTAGAGTTATTTCCACCGTTTCCAAAGAAGCCATTACCACCCCACATTAAAGCAAGAATAGCAAATAGCCATAAACCATTACCACCAAAGAAACCATCATTGTTTCCACCGATGTTGTATGTTGGAGTAATTCCGTCCATAACCGATTTCCTCCTTTCATTTAAAATTTATAATAAATATCCGTGTCTAGAATGAGATATTATTACCTTGTTTTAATTTTTGTATAAACTCATTAGGGTCTATACCTTTCTTTTCACACATCATATTAAATACTTGTTCAGGAGAATATCCATTATTAAGTAAATTTAATATTGGTTTTAAATTTGGATTATTATTAGCTAGATTTTCAAATATCAATCTAGGATTATTAGAATTAGATAATAAATTGTAAATATCTTTCAAATTTGTTGATGGATTATTACTAGTATAAAATGGGTTAGCCATTGTTAGTTTCTTTCTTATTTAATTTTTTTAAGATTTCATCCATCTTTTTTGAAAGATTATCAACGTCTTCTTTTAATGCATAATTTGGTTGTTGAACAACTGGTTGCATTATACTTCTAGCAGTTGATTCATCAATTTCTTCAAGCTTAAAATATCTTAAAGAACATTTACCTATTGCATCAGAAGATTTCATATAACAAATAGAATGGTCAGCATCCATCAATAGCATAGATTGATTTGCAGGAAGCTGAAATGACTTAGCACCTTCTATACCATTTACAAAAGCATATTGTTTCATTTGAGAAGCATATTGCTTTGAATATGAATTTTGTTGATTATAATTGTTAGGAGGAAAATATCCATATGGATTTGAGAAATTATTTTCCATTATTTACTTAATATATTGTAATTAGCAATAATTTTATTAATTAATTTATCAACTAGTTTTTTAACTAGAGCATATGGTATACCTAATTCATAACACTTATCTTCAACTTGTTGCATAACATAAGCTTTTTTAGCAGCTCCGCCTTCAATATTCTTTTCAGCATATTTTATAGCTTCATTAATAGTTGCAGTAATTTTATCAATCCAACCATTTCTTATGGCTTTAATACCATAATAAATAGCTAAGAATAATATAACTATTGCTATAACTATTAATTCAATTAATTCAAGTTTAGTCATCGTCTATGTACCCCCTCTAATTTTGAGATTCTTCCTTCATGATCTTTAATGTCATCTTTTACATCATCTAATTCTTTTCCATGTTTTGTAATTCTTTCTTCAACGTGACCTATTGATTGTTCAAAATGTTTCATTGAAGATTTTAATTCTGTAATATTTTGATTTAATCCTAATAGTGGCTTAACAATAAGCCCCGCAATAAGTGAGGCTATTGTTAATAAAACAACTAAAGAAGCTATTAATAATCCCATAAATACTTTTTCATCCATGAGATCACCTTCTATTCTATTTATGATAATGCTATTGATTTATTATAGTGTCTGTTATTGTAAAATCACTATAATTACCTACGAAATATTTTGATATACCTGTTACACTAAGAATATCGGGACTATATACACCCTTATCATAATTAGAAGATATATTAGATTGATAATATCCACCTATTTGAACATAAGGATCATCTATTCCCTCTTCTTCATCTTCCATCCAATAAGCAGCTGTAACTGATGTTGGAAAACCATATCTAATATTTGTTTCACTCGATGTAGTCATTCTAAACCAGCCATTAACCCACATCATACTTGCCTCACCACTATATTCTGCTATCATATCAATAATTTCCCATGCATCTGTTTGCGCAGAACTATTACTATAACAAAATAAGCTAATATCCATATATCCTTGTTTATAAAAACGTACTCTATGTAATTTTTTACCGCCACCAGCAGATTCCCATGTACCTTTTTGTGATAAGAATTTTGTTGTTGTACTACCATCAAATGTAATACTAGTTTTTGCTAACTTAGATGCTGATGAATCTCTAATAACAAGAGCATCACCACTAGCAATTGTAACACCTGTAGCAGTTATGTCACCACCATTAGTAATGTTACCATGTGCATGATTACCTGCAGCAGCTGTAGTTGAAGTAGTACCAATTGTTAAATTTGATGTTCCTGCACCAATAATTGATCTAGTTTGAGCAGCAGTAGCTCTTTGAATTGCATTATTTGAATCATATACTAATACACCTGTAGCTGATGTAACAGCAGTTGATGTAATTTTACCATCATTAGTGATATTACCGTGTGTGTGAGATTTTGGTGTTCTTGAATCACTTAATCTGCTATCGTTACCAAGACAAACAGAAGATGCAGTATTACCTGTAGGTATATAAAGGTCATTTACGCCTGTTCCAGTTCCAATCTTTAAACCAGTGCTATATGATGGTGTATGATAGTAGTTTGTATCTGTTGTTGGCAACAGTGTATTGTTGAAGTATATACCGTCTGCTGTGAAGCCATATGTAGTTGTTGTATTGCTTCTTGTAAATTTAAGTTCAGGATATTGTATATTATTATGTGTAACGTATGTAAATACAAAATCATTATTAGCAACTCCAACATCTATGAAATGTGCATCAGTGCTATCATAGCAAAATTCTAAATCAGAACCAATATATTCGCCATTATCAAATTTTAATTCATAAATACCATTTATTGAATATGAATTGCAATTTAAATCATCTTCTAAAGTAGTATAACCTAATGATGCAGTTCCTAATGTTGTAGTACCACTAAATATCTTATTGCCTGTAATAGTTTGAGTGGTATTAGTAGTTACCATATATGTAGTATCAGGTATGGTTGGTGTATTTGTAAAATTATTATAATTTAAATAATAGCTAGCTTCTTGTCCGTTTAATTTAGATGAATCAGTTGCTTTAGCTGTTTTTCCTAAATAGCTACTATCATGATTATGTCCATTCATTGAAACAGCCGTTCCATTTACTTTAAGTACACCTTTTTCCAATTGCATTCTACTAGTAGAAGTTGATGTTTGTGCTGTAAGTGTTCCTGTTGGCGTTGTAGTTATATAAGTTCCATCAAAATCTATTGTAGCCGTTGACTGAAATACTTCAATATCAAAATCAAAAGTGAAATAACTTTTAACTTTTGCATAAATTACGGCTTTATTATTAGATTCAACATACATAACTAAATCACATAGATTAAATATATCACTCATGCTACCTGTTCCACCAATATCAAATAAAGCAAAGCCTGGTGTACCTCTATTCCATGCTAAACAATACATAGATGACATACTTCCTGATGTCCATCCACCGATACGACCATTAATTATTGCACTTGCATAATTTCCGTCATTGTTAGTTGGTAATGTTAATAATTTATAATAATGAACTGGACTACCACTTCCTGTATATCCTTTAACACTACATCTATATTTTGTTTTTATTTCACCATTATTATTAGGAATTACACTTGTGTTTGTTTTGGTGTTAACTACGTCTACTCCTTTAACAGTTTCAGCATCTAATGGCAAATCTAATATTGTACCTTGAGAATCTATTTTTTGTTTTGGTCTATAACTCATAAATTATAGGACCTCCTTATATTAAATTTCTTTGAAGAATATGCCACCTACAGCTAAAGCTGCACTTGGTGCTGTTTGACCAGTTGCACCAACTTCAATCATTTGAGCACCAGCTGTAACCAATCCCTTAGCATTAACTGTAACAGCAGAATATGTTCCAGCAGTAACACCTGAATTAGCTAATGTAGTTGCAATTGACCAACCACTAGTACCATCTGAACTTGCAGTACCTGTTGCGTCACCTGTTAATGTAATTGATCTAGCTGATGAGAACTTAGTTGCTGTAGTTGCGCTTGATGCACTACCAACTGTTAAAGAAGATGGTTTCATGAATTCTAATGTTCCGTTTTGAGCATCAACATATGGTAATCTGATATAGTCAGATGCAGTTCCATTTGTAGGAATACTTAATACATTAGTTTGTCCTGAATTATTTGTATAAATTAAACCAAGAGTACCATCATCAGAAGCAATTTCAGTATGAGTAACATGATCAATTGAAGAGCCAATTGCTGTAACCATGTCAGACTTAGAAACTCTTTGAATAGCATTACTTGAATCTGTTACTACGAAATATGATGTATTAGCTGCTGTAATAGCTGTTGATGTAACTTTACCATCGTTTGTTACATTACCATGTGTATGGTTACCAGCAGCCTTGCTATTCCATGTATATTTTTCACCAGTTGTTACTAATGATAGGTCAGTACCACCTGAAGCAGCTGAACCACTACCAATTAAACCTGTTAAATCAGACTTAACTACTGCTGTTACACTATTAACATGTGAATAAGCATCAGTTGAGAACTTATAGAAGCCAGAAGTTTTAGAAGCAGCATTACCAGCATTATGCGTAATTGTTCTGTTAGCTTCTAGTGTACCACCGCCACCTAATGCTCCAGTACCTGTTACAGTTACGCTCTTTAATGCATAGCTACCTTCATCGCCTAATTCATTCCATTTCTTAGCACCACCAGTACCATTTAATGCTAATACATATTCTTTACCAGTGCCACCTAAGACGATTACATCACCTTCACTATAATTTGTAGTTGGAGGTAATTCACTACCTTCTACAACACCTTTGAAATGCATTGCGCCTGATAAACCTAAATCAGCTGCCGTTACATTAAATGTTGTGTTAGTTGAACTATTTGCTGTAAAAGTAGACTTTGTAGTACCTTCTACTTGTAATGTTAATGTTGCATTATTAACAGTTGGAATAGTTGGCTTATTCTTAATAAAGTCTAACTTTGTATTATCTGATTGATTCCAATCTGATTGAATTTGAGCTGCTGGGATAGTAGGTTTATTATCTAAGTCATTATAATCATTAGTTCTTGCAACAGGCGATAAAGTATAATCTATTAAATCTTGAATAGCAGATGAAATAGCACCTTCTGTATCGTTAGATGACATTACATCAATATTTTCTCTTGCATTGATTTTTTGGTCATCAGTTAGACCTTGATTTGAAGTTGTTGCAACTGCTTGAACATTAGATGCTGTAATATTAACATTACCAGTTCTATAGTTAGATTCAGCAGAACCCTTAACACCAGTAACACCACCTGTTTGAGCAATACTATAAATTTCTTCTAATGCATCTTGTACATTAGTTGCTGCACCAGGATAACTTCCTTGAGAATTATCGACATTAACTATGTCAGCATCAGTTTCTGGATGTAATTCTAATAAACTATCATCATTTTGTAATTGTGTAATTTTGTATTTCTTGCTTGCCATTTTGATTAGTCCTCCTCATTAATTTGCAAAAATAAATACTGTCCCTTTTGACTGTCAGAAGGAACTGAACTGACTGTTTTTATAATTCTTCCAGCAAAATCATTTAAGTCAATTTTGCAGGCTTCATTATCATTAGTATTGAATGCTAGAAGTGAAATTCTATTATTCTCAACATTTTTTGGTAAATCCGGTAATAAAGATGGTCTACTAGGCATAAAACCTGTATGTCCACTATTTTCATAATCTAAATTACTTAATTTTGAATGATTAGGTTCTACATATTTTAATACTATTCTATCATTAAAATTTAATTTTATGCTATCAGGATCTGATAATTTAATTCGTATTTCATTAGCCATATTTAATAAGCCTCCACACGATTATTTTTTTCAGCAACAATAAATTTACCACGATATAAACCGGTTATAACCTTGCCTATTATTTTAACTGTTATATCAAAATCAGTAACAATAGGCTTTAAATTTTTAGTTTCTTCAGAAGTTAATAATAAAACGAATTTATTTATACTTTCATCGTAATATAATTCTTTTTCAAGATTTAATTTTCCGCATGAAAAATATACACTTTCTATTGATTCTAAAAAAACGCCTTCAATGCTTACATTCTTTTGATAAGTGTCACCTTGAATGACAACAATATCGGATTGCTTTCTATCACACTCATGCATATATTATCAATCCTCCTAACTTTTATATTATTATATTTGATTATTCTATCCAATTAATCATAGAATCTAATTTAATCATATCCTCAGATGAAAAATCTAATGAGACTTGAATATCGTTAATATTAATATCTATTTTTGTAATGTCAGACACTTCTTCAAATCTTAATTTGTTAGACTCTTTTATAAAAGAATCTTTTTTTTCAACTGTTTCAAATTGATATTGATTATTTTTTATTAATGGTTTACCATTAGAATCTTTTAATACATAAATATCTATTATTTTTTCATTTTCTTGTTGTAATAATTCAAGTATACTATTAACTTTTTTAGTTAATTTATAAATATTAGATATTGTTCTAAAATTATTGAATTTAATTTTGTTTAATTTTGTTAATGACTCTTTTGCATTTAAAATATCATTAATAGTCATTTTTGTTTCTCCTTTTTGTTTATTAACTTATAGTTTTCACCCATGAAAATATAACTTTTCTTATAGTCTTTAAATATACTGAAGTGTCTAGTGAAAATATATTAATTATATAATAAAAATATATAGCATGGGTGAATTAGTTATATCACAATTGTACATTTTGAATAGAGATAAAGTGAATTTTAACATGAAATGTAGTATTTATTTTTTTTAATGTACAATTGCAATATATGTGTCTGATAGAGCATCTATAGACTATAAAAGTATAGATGATATCTCCATAAGACATACTCTTATCTATCAGCTTTAAATATAACCAATAGATTTAATGCAATTTTTCTATTAGTTGGATTATGAACATATATCGTATGACCGGTATTTCCTCTATATTCCGTATTATTATTTTCCCACCAAACAGAAAAATTTGCTTCACCTTCATATGTAACAGAAGACGTACGAGTTAATGTAGCCATTACATTCAAGATTTCAACATCGGCAATATAATCCTGATCTAAAGGAACAATAGGTGCTGGCACGATTCTAATTTCTCTTGTTGTATCACTTGCTACAAGTACGTCTGTGTATGATACCATAAATGTATATTTATTATATTCATATAACAAACCAAGTGCTAAAATAGGATTTTTAGAACTTGTATCCGAATCATCAAAAGTATAAATTGCAAAATCCATTATTGGTGTTGTACCATTTGTAGATGAAGCATGCGCATCTAATCTTTTAAATGGATCTAACTGAATATTAGTTGTTACAATACCATATTGTGATGTAATTGCTACTCTACTATCGCTATTACTATCATAATATCCAATTCCATCGGAATTTAAATATAGACCATCTTCTAAATCATAAACAGAACTTTTATCTTCGTTAGTTGTTAGGGAATTTTGTATATTAAAATTTCCAATCTGTCCAGTAATAGATTTCAAATATCCTTCATGTGTTACATAAAAAGGATGTTCACCTAAATTATTCTCTTTTCCAGCCCAAATAGCAAAATCTTCATCTATATCAGAACTTAAACCAACTTCTTTTGTTGCGTTATAAGAAATTAATGTATTATCACTAACTTCAAATCCTGCAATATGTGTTGAATCTACTGTACTTAATATACCTGGTAATTTTATTCCATTATCATCTATATAATATACTTCATCTGAATATAATTCATATTCTTCATTTTCAGTATTAAAAATATAAAATTGTCTTGTTCCATTTGATAATACAACATCATAAACGGTTCCTTGTACTGGAACTAAAGGAGTGGTATCTAAATAATTTTTCTTTAACCATTTGCTAGTGTATCTCCACCATGGCTGAATATCAGTTCTTTCATAAGCTCCTTCGTAAATATTACCAAAATATAATCTACCTACTATATTTAGATTTTCAATTGTTCCACCTTCTAATTTAATAGAATTAGCTTCTAAATTTCCTTCAGAATCTACTGCTAATTTTGTAGATTTTTCATCATCTTTTAAATAGATTTCAGATGCAGAAATTGTTCCACCTATTATTTGATCAGCAGAAAAAGTTCCTTCAACATATGCAGATGGTACAACTAAATGACCCTCTTCATCGATTGTACATCCACCTATTTCTCCAGAAGTTGCTGTTATTTTACCTCTTAAATCAACAGAATTAGCATAAACATTTCCTTCTGAATCTACTTCAAAGCATGTTTCTGGATAAATATACTTTTGTTTATATTTTGAACTTGAAGTATCCCATTCATAATATTCCTGAGTCCAAATATTATACTTGTCAAATACTTTATATATAACTCCATTTTGAGGAGTGATTAATTGTGTTCCATCAAACGTAGTTTTAAGCCATTGACTATTATACTTTGTTGATGGATTTTCATCAATGGTTGGATTGATATAAGCTTCAACATATTCAATATTACCATCATTTGTTATAGAAATTGTTCCAGATTTAATATTAATTTCACCATTAACTATTAAACCTTCTCCAACAATTAATTGATTACGTATAGCAGCATCTTCTGCTACTAAAAGTTCTGCTATTAATGTATCAATAGCACCTTCTGCTGCTTGGATTATTCCACCACAAAATATACTATCTGAATTTAATATATTTATTTGTGCTTCTGTAAATTCAACATTCTGCGCTTGAATATAATCTGCTGTAATATTTTTTGCAATCAAATCAACAACTTTAATTTCATCAGTATAATTTGAATCATTATTAAGTGACGAAATATCATCACCTATTTGTAAAGTATTGTCTGTTAAATTTGATTCTTTTTTTCCCAATCCTATTTCAGAATATCTGTCTACAAGTACATTGTATTTTGTTGAGATTATTCTTAGTTCAGAATTAATACCTAATTCATTAAAATATATATTAACTGTGTCACCAAGCAAACATATACATTCATTAATAGAAGGGTCGTCTATTTTTATAAATGAAGCTTCTATTATTTCATTTAATTCTCCAATATTATTATCTTCAATATATTTTGTAGCATATTCTCTTAACTCTTCTTGAGTTGGTTTATCATTAAATTTATCAGTTAAGTCTAATGATAGTATTCTTTTAGGACGAATATCTTCTCTACCTTCTATAGGTATAGTTTTTTCATCAAGAATTGTCATTTCAGTAGTTTCTACTACACTACCTATTGGAGAAGGTATCGTAGGAGGATAATCCTCCTCTGATACTTCTATATATTTAGTTTGTATTTCACCTGTTTCAGGGTCTGTAAAATCAGACCAAATATAAATTTTATCTTTATACTCTCCTTCAGTTTGAATTTGAAGTGGCAAATTTTTTACAATAGGAGTAAATTTTTCTAAATTTTCTTTTAAACTTAGCCAATCTTTACTAAAAGGTTCAATAGGTTCTTCACCTTCTTGAGAAGTTCTAACCCATGCTTTTTGATACGTATTATTTGAAGACGTTTCTGTTTCACTAGTTATTCTATAAAAATATGGATAAATATCAGTATATAACTTTTCACTAGTTATTTCTTGTTTTAAATCTGTCATATTTTTTCCGTATCTTATGCTGAAACCTCTTTTTTCTCCTCTTGTTTTATTAAATATAATTTTAAAATTATCGAATTTGTATTCGCCTCTAAATAAATCTAATAAAGAGCCTTCATTACCTGCAAGAATTGACCTTACTGAACAAGGGACCTGAATATTAAATTTAGTTTCTGTATTTTCAATATCTGTTTCAAAAGAAAAACTATAATCGCTTTCTTCATCCAGAATATGTGAATTTATTTTATCAAAAGCATCCTGAATTCCTGTAGCAGGTTCATCAAATGGATTAATAATATATCCACTTAAATCATAAGATAAATGCTCCGCATTAACTGTAATTTTACCATCAAATGGTTTAGAAATAGAATATATTCTAAAAGCTTGATAATCGTCATATTTATTTGGTTTAGCAAATATAATTTTTCTATTCGATATATCTTTATAATGCAAGCCATTGATAGGGTATTCTAACTCTAATTCAAAAGCACCATTTAGTTCTTCAGTAACTTCACAAGAAATTGCATCTTTTAAAATACCTATGCCCAAAGTTTTAAACTCTTTTTCATGTTCTTCATATAATATAATCATTATATAGTCCACCACCTTGGTTTTATATAAGCAGTATTATTTGTAGATGTAATTAATGTATCTGATTTTTTCTTTAATACTGGAATTTCATTATTACTTAAAGAAATATATTTATTATAATTTTCAGTTAAAGAATAGCATTCCATGTTTTCACAATCTATTATTATATGAGTGGAAGAAGGTATTTTATCAATTGTTATTGAATATGAACCAATATTTATTTGGTATGTAACATCTTGTATTACATCCATTTCAATAGTTGGATAAGCATCAAAATTTGTAGGGTTTGTTAAAGTTAATCCATTTCCTATTAATTTTGATTCATCTCCTGTTTTTAACCATTTTTGAGGTTTGCAATCAAATGAAATTTCTAATGTAGTTGCTTGCTCATAGTAGTCTTGTAATCTTCCCTCATCTTTAAATATAGCCATTCTATAATAGTCTGGCTCATATGAATCTTCTAATTTGCAATATGTATCAGAAGAGTGTAACCATTCTGCAATTTTATTAGCAGATTCTATAAAAGTTTCACCTCTTCTGTACACTTTTGCTATATAATATGTTCTTGTAATATTATTAAACGATTTATTATTTTGTATAATATCCCCATTTCTTCCATTAACATGAACATATTCTAAATCTTTTTCAGGAAAATCGTAAGAAGGAATTGTTTGTATAATTAAACCTAAATCAGTTGATGATATACCATTGTAATTAATTACGCCCATGTTTTATTCCTCCTTTCTACGAATACCTGTAGTTTCTTATTAACTTCTTCTGCAACTGCTTTAGGGTCTGTTGAACCATAAATATTAAATGTTGCACTTAAAGTTTGACCATTTATTGAATCAGAATTTGTATTTCCTGTTGCAGAAATATCATTTGTCTTATCATTAGATAAGTTTGCAATATTAAATTCACTAGAAGTTTGTTCTGCAAGTTTATTAGAACCTGATATAGAATATCCATCTACACTAGCCAACATTCCTGCTATTAAACTTGTTCCATTTTGAATTTCTGTTAAATCCATAACAGGTCTTATAACCAAATCTTCTTCTGTAATTTCATTTTCAATAATAGTTAAAATATTAGTAATAGCTTCTTTAAATTCATCTTGAGAATCATTTGTAATAAATAAAGCACCGTCTATTAAACCGTTTATAGTTTTGTAGAATTCTCCACTATTATAAATAATTGCTTCAGATAAAGCATCTATTATACTTCTACCTAATTTATCGTATGAAATATCTTCGTCTGTATCATCAAATGGTTCTACTGTCGAATCATATAAGTCTTCTGCTTCGTTATTTAATTCTTCTTCTTTACTTTGAAGACCATTAATATAACCTTGCATTGTCCATTCTCCATATTCATAGAATACACGAGATGGTGAACCAATTTTAAAAAGTTTCTTAAATTTCTTTTTAATTGTATTACCTATGTTGCTAACAGTATCTGTAACCTTTTGAGCCATTGCCTTAAGACCGTCTATTAAACCTTGAATAATATTCCTACCAAATGTTTTGAAATTTGTAACCCAAGATTTTAATTCTTTAAATAATTTCTTACCAATATTCGCTAGCGCAGTGACTACTTTTGTAGCCTTGCCTAATATTCCAGTCAATAAACCAGATATAATATTTCCTCCTAAACCAGATGCTTTGCTAGACGAACCTCCAGATTTCTTAATTCCAAAGAATATCAAGAAAGCATTCCATAAATGTTCGCAGAATCTATTAATTGTTTCTCTAACTCTTTCAGCATTATCCTCTATAGCTTGACCAAGACCATCTATTAAACCTAATACTAAATCAAACGCTGCTTGAATAAGTCTAGGAATTAATTCTAACAAGAAATTAATAACACCATCAATTAATTCCGTTACAATAGCACCTAAACGCTTTAAATATTCAGGAACATTTTCTTTAATTGTATCTAATAATATAAACAAAATGTCTATAACATCTTGAATTATTCTTTTGGCTTGTTCTTTTAGAGCATCTAATAATGATACTAAAATAGTAACTAAACTTCTTGCAATAGATGGTGAATTTAGAGCTAATTGTTCTAATAATAAAGTTAATAAACTCATTACTGTAGATATAACAGCAGGACCTTTATTCTTTAAAAGTAATACTATTTCATCAATAATATCATTAACCATTTCAAATATTCCATCTAAAGCTTCAGTTAAAGCTGTTATTAAAGCTTCTATTAAAACTTCAGCTGCCTTAGCAATTTTAGGACCTAAATTTATTGTAGAGTCAAGCATATCTTCGAATAATTTTTCTATAGCTACTGCTCCAACTGCTGTTGCAGATGCTAAGAAGAATAATGCGGCTGCTAATGACATTATTGCTGTTGAGATTAATAACATAGCAGCACCTAATGCTAATAATATTAAAACACCAGGTCCTAATAATTTTGAAACAACCACTAATGCAGCTAATGCAACAACTAATGCTCCAAAGCCAATTCCTAATGTCTTCCAACTCATAGAACCAAATAAAGCGACTGCTGTAGCTAAAGCTATCATACCAACAGAAATAGTTAATAATGCAGTTCCTAATACTTCAATACTTGCTATAGATTTAAGCGATAATGTTTTAGCTATAGAAACTAAAATATAAATCAATCCTACCATAGCAATCATAGCAACAGCAAGAGATTTTACTTTCATTTTTCCTAATACTGACATTGCAAGAGCAAATTCATTCATTGCAATACCTAATATAACCATTGATGCAGCAAATATACCCATTTTAGCGGATTGTTTTCCACTAATATTCTTACTAATGCTGACCATCATATCCATTAATATACCTAAAATTAATCCAGACGCTATTGCTTTACCAATAGGTACTAATGACATTATTGCTATAGCTGTAGCTGCTTCATTCATAGCTATTCCAAGAATAACCATAGCAGTCGCAAATACTGTTAATGCAGCAACTTGTCCTATTTTGATTAATTTTGAAATACCAACAAATATACCCATTAAAGCTGTCATTATAGCTAAACCAATAACTGCTCCAACAGGATTTAATAATGACATTATTTTTATAGCTCCTGCCATTAACATTAATCCTACTGATAGTATAACCATATCTGTTGCAAATATACCTAAATTAGCTGAATTACTAGTTTTTAGAATTTTAGATACAACAACCAACATAGCCATAATTGCTGCTAAAGAAACCAATCCTTGTTTTAAAGCACCTTCATCAAGTGTTCCTAAAACTTTGATAGGTTTAACTAATAATCTTAATGCAATAGCAAATAATACCATTGACATCATTCCACGATTCATTACTCTACTATCTTTTGCTAAAATTTTAGATACAACAACTAATATTGTACTTAATGCAACTAATGCAAATAATGAATTTACTATTTGGTCTAATGACATTGTTCCAAGTATCTTTAATGTTAATGCCATTATAGCTATAGCTGCTGCGAATGAAATCATCATTGTTGCAGCTGCTTTTAATTCCATAGATTTTTTGAATGTATCAGCTATACCTAATATACCTTTCTTAAATCCAGAAGATTCTGATGTAAACATGTTATTAAATGCTTTCATTACAGCCATCATACCACTAACTAATATAGTTAATGTTGCCATAGCTCTTGCAAGTTCTTCAGAATCCATTGAACCTAATAATACTAATGAAGCTACGACAATTAATAATGCTAATGCAAAAGTTTTCATTGCTTCAGCGTATTGCATCATAGCTTTGGAATCTAATACATCTGCAAATCCTTGAATAACATCTGCAAATCCTCCTGTAAATCCTCTAAGCCATTCAATTATCCACCAGCCATATGCAATAATTGAACCCCAAAATGCGGCTGAGAATAATGTTTTAAATGTTTCTATTGAAGATTTACCACTAAATATATTCTTTAATTTTTCTCCAATCCAACTTAAAGCTTCACCTATTAATTCAAATAATGCTCCAACAATAGGCATTACAGCTTTAATTACATTCCATAATCCTTCAAATAAAGTAGCTATTCCTTTAACTATACTTTCTAAAGGTGATAACTTTTTAACTGATTCATCAGAGAATTCTCCTAATCCTTCAGCATCTTTTTTACCAATAGATTTTAAAGCATTACTAATCTTTTGCATAGCTGTACTAATAGACGCACCAATTGATTTAAATATCTCTGCTATTGATGCACCTTTCATACTCTTAACAAAATTTGCAATAGAACCAGGTATTCTTAAAAGTAATTTAAATAAATTCAAGAATATATTAAATACTGCTTTAATTACAGGAATAAATGGAGATAATATCTTTAATAATGCTTTTACAGCATTAATTATCACAGTAATAATTTTTGCTAAAAGACTTCCTGCTTTATTAAAAATATCAGTTGATTCTACAAAGTTTGCAAATTTATCTCCTAAGTCACCTAATGTTTTTAATACTCCACCAGAATGTTCTCCTACTAAATTAAATACTGGTTTTAGTCCAGTAAATAAAGCGCTAATTATTTTTATACCAACTTTTAGTATTGAAAATACTCCTCTAAATATGTTTTTAAGATTATTTAAAGTTTCTTCTGAAGGAACTAATTTTGCAGTAAAATCTCTTATTCTTTCTGTTATTGTTTTAAGATTTCTTGCTGCTGCGTCAGTATAAGTTTCTCCTTCTTTTAATTCTCTACCTAAACCAAATATAGATGTCCATGCTTGTTTGACAATATCAGTTACACTCTTTATTGCATAAAATAAATTCCAGAATGCTCCTGTTTCTTTGTCAAATATATCATTTCTTCCACCTAATTCTTTCCAGGCTTTTAAAATATCATTTCGAGCTTCTCCGCCTGCTGCGAATACATCCCATAATTCATCTGCTAAATCTGTCCATAATCTTTTAGATTCTTCATAGTCACCAAATACTTTATCAAATGTTGACAACCAACCAGATGATACAGCATCTTTAGTTGCATTAATAGCATCTTCAAATGTTCTTGCTTCTTGTGCTGCTTTAAAAGCTTTTAAACCAAATTTTTCTTCTTCAGTTCCTGTTTCTTCTAATTGTTGTTCATATGCTTCGATTGCTTGAGCAGCTGTATCAAAAGCACCATTTAATTCAGTATCTTCATATAATTTATCAACAGCTTTAGAATACTTACTTAATGTATCCATTAATACATCTGATGTAAACCAACCAGATGAAAGTTCTGTTGTAAATTGACTTTTGCTAAAAGTTTTACCAACTTCTAATGCTTTTTCAGTTGTGGTATATAAAGCTTCACCTTGTTCATTATAAGATTTAACTAAATATCCCATAGCAACTGCTGTATTTAAAGCATTTTCTCTAAATTCAGAAGTATCCATGTTAGCATTTTGGATTGATTTGTAATCCATTAATTTTACAGTACCTTGACCCATAGCTTGAGATAATTGATACATGGCTCTTGATGCAGTTTGAGCATTTTGTCCAGACAATGCTGCCCAGTTTGCTATACCCATCATAGCTTGAACAGAATCTTCAAGATTTTGACCTGTTGCTGTAAATTTACTAATGTTAGATACCATATCTGTATAAGAATATGATGTTTGGTCTGTAAACCACATTAATTTCTCTAATGCAGTGTTAACTGTTTCTACAGTATTACCATCTTGGGATAATAAAGTACCTACAGATTTAACATTTTCTCCATATTTAGCCCAACCAGATGAAATGTTATCAATAGATAGTGATTTAATCATCTGCTCGCCTAAATTCATTACTCTAGTTGTTATATTCGAGATGGCTGTAATTGCAACTATTTCCCAAGTTGTAAAACCGTTTTTAACAGTTTCTAAACCTTCTGTTAATGGAGCAATATTAATTCCTTTGAAACCTTCATTTAATGCTTCTGAAGTTCCTGAAAAATCTAATGAGTCTTTTAAATTGTCAATAGTATTCATCGATTGTTTAACATTTTTCTCAAAGTTACTATTGTCAAACGTCATTTCAACGACTCGTTCATCAACTAATGTACTCACAATTCAGTCATCTCCTTCCAACCATTATTAACTATATCTAAATAGTTTTTTTGTATAATAGGTTCGATATAATCTTTACCTTCAACCCATTTTCCACTAGGTGTACCATGACCAAATTCAAGTAATAATGCTACATTCATCCCATTTTGAAGATTTGTATTAATAAACTCAATTGTAGTAATGTCACCTTTAATTTTTACTTTATAATCCCATGAATCAGCAGTTAAACCTGAATCTTTAGGAGTAGCTCTCTTTAATTCAGATATACATTTATTTGCTATTTGTTCGGCTTGAACTCCTAATCTAGACTTTTTATTAAGTTTATTAAAGAAATCAGTTATTTTATTAAAATTTCCTTTTTGCTTAATACTAATCATAGGACCTCCTTGTTTTTTTATCCTGTTGTACCCAAGTTCTTTCTTCTAGCAGCATTTAGTGCAGCGTTTTTAGAAAGAATTTCTCGCTTACTAAGTTTCTTTTGAGGTTGATTCTTAATATTACAAATTCTAATTAATACTAATAATCTATTTAAATGCCACTTTTGACATTCGAAAGGTATTTGAAAAGCAATCATCCAATAATAAATTAACTCTGAAGTAATTTGTTCTGAATTCTTTTTAGATTGTTGATTTCTTTCATTAAACCAAGTAGCAGTCATTGGATTACCAATATACTCATTAATTTCTTTTAAATTTTCATTAGTAATAAGTAAATAAATATTAGGGTCAACATTTTGTGTAATGGTCATACATCTGACATAATCAATAGTTTCTTCATAAGTTCTATTATCTTTAGATATAAATGGCTTATGCCATTTTGCTTCCCACTTAGAAATAGACACAAGTGAATGTTCTAAACATATTGTTGTATCTTTAGTATTTATGAATTCTTTTGTTTGTCTGTTGTATTCTTCTCGACCTTTTATAGTAATAGTAAGCATATAATGCCTCTATTGTTTTCAATTTTTAATTATTATTCTTTGCTTCTTGTGCTTTAGCTAATACATCAGCGGGAATAATTCCATTAACAAAAGCTGAAGCTGCCTTATCATCACTTGCTAATTCCATAAATAAAATAGAATAAGCAGGTGTTTGTGAAAATGCTATAGATAGTTCTTCACTTTTTATGAATCTTCTACCATCAGCAGATTTTTCACCATATGATTTAAATATTAATTCCTTAAATAATTTTATTAATGAAGGCATATCTTTAGCTTTAACAATTGATTGTATAGTATTAGATAAGCCTCCTGTTTTACTTAATTCCATTTCTGTAATTTCTGCAGTAGACAAATCAAAGTAAAAATCTTCTTCTCTTTCTTGTCCATTGTAATCTACATATTTAATAGTCTTCTTTAACATAATTTTTGTTTCTCCTTTTTCTTTCCATTTTGATTATTTTTAATAAAATTAAGAGCCCCAACACTATTTGCGAAGGGACTCTTAAAAATAATTTTTAAATTATTGAACGTTTGCTAATAATTCAACAATTTCATCAGGTAATAATAATTGAGGGTCAGAACCTTCAATTGATTGAGTTGGGTCTGCGTCAACACCAAATAAAGTATCTTCTAATTTCTTTAATTTAGCAGCACTTAACTTAGTTGAATCAATTGTAACAATTGCAGTTGGCTTATGACCTTCAACATTAACAGGTGTTGTAGAGAATTCCCAAGAGAATGTAATAGCTTCTGGTGAATCATTAATTGTTTCATAACTTCTTTCTGATGGTGAAGCTAAACAATTATAAACGATATGAATCTTATAACCTAAATCATCATTAATATCATTACCAATCTTAGTTGTATAACAGAAACCGAATTTCTTTCTAGTTTGTTGACCAATCATAATACCTTCAATATTTGCTAATGATGCAGAACCATCGCATTCAGCAAATTCATCAGGATATGTATAGGCTTCAATAGTACCTTTATAGTCTTCTGCTGAAATTAAGTTTAAATACTTAATGTTATCAGCATAGATTGCAGATACATCTGCACCTTCAGGTGATTCGCTAACAGATGTTAAACCATTCCAAGCAACACCTTTATTATAAATATTATTTACTGGGTCTAAAGTATAAAGAACACCTTTAGAAATACCAGTTTCATAGAAATGCTTACCAGTTTCATCCCATTTAATTTTTGGCATTTTAAATTATCTCCTTTTCATTTTTAATTTTTATTGTAAATACATAATGATTTAAACCCTGATTAGAAAAACTAGTATTAAAACTTGAATATTTTAAATTCATTAATCTATCAACTATTTCATTATCAGGGTCGTTATGTATTAACGTTACCTTGTAACAATAATCTCTCTTGTAAGATTTATTATTAGCGTGCTTATCATCAATATCACTTAAAGAATAAATAATACAAGGATAATGTATTTTTACTGATTCTGGGGGTTGAAAATATACATGTTGATTACCTAGTACACAACGAAGAATTTCGTCTAATTTTAATCTACTATTAATCATTATAAACTCCTCCTAAATTCAGTATTAATCTAGGGAAGGCTACCTCAACAGATGAGACAGCCCACTTAGTACCCATATATGTTGCATATTTAATGCGACTAAAATTTTCAACGGCAAAAGGG